GTGACGGAAAGCGGACAATTCCCCTTCGAGGACATGGTCGAGCACGCGCCGTGCGCGTACGTCTCGCTGACGCCCGCCGGGCGGATCGAATATGTCAATCGCACTTTTCTTCGCTGGACGGATCAATCGGCGGAGCGGTTGACCGGTAAGCGCCTCAGCGATCTTCTGACGATTGCGGGCCGCATCTACTACGAAACGCATATCGCGCCGCTGCTGCGGATGCAGAGCGCGTTTGAGGAATTCGCCCTCGACATCCTCAAGGCCGATGGGCAACCTCTTCAGATGATTGCGAACGCGGCTGAGCGGCGGGACGACGAGGGGAGGCCGATATCGATCCGCCTAACGCTGATCAGGGCTATCGACCGGCGCCGATACGAACAGGAACTGCTGGGTGCGCGAGAGGCGGCGAGGATCGAGGAGAGGTCAGCTCGGTCCGAGCTGCAGCGCGAGCACGCAGCCTCCGAGCTTAGGGAACAGTTCATCGCGGTGTTGGGCCACGACCTGCGCAACCCGCTCGCTTCGATCAGCGCAGGTGCGCGCATCCTCGACCGGACGGCCCAGACCGAGAAGGAACGGCAGGTCATTGCCATGATGCAGACCACCGTCATGCGTATGGCCGGGCTGATCGACGACGTGCTCGACCTCGCCCGCGGTCGCCTCGGGGGTGGCATCGGCGTCATCCGCGACTCCGGGAAGCCGCTTGAGCCGGTGCTCGCGGGCGTGGTGGACGAGTTGAGGCTGGCTTCGCCCGGCCGCGTCATCGAAGCGGACTTCAAGATTCATCGGCCTGTCGACTGCGACCGCTCCCGCTTAGGGCAGCTTTTGTCCAATCTGCTCGGCAACGCGCTGACGCACGGGGCGTCGAGCAAGCCGGTGCTGGTGCATGCCGAAACGACGGCGGAGTCCTTCGAACTCTCGGTCTCGAACTCCGGCCAGCCGATACCGGAAGCGGCAATGGACAAGCTGTTCGAGCCTTTCTTTCGGGGCAACGCGCATGCCAGCCGGCAGGGTTTGGGACTGGGGCTCTACATCGCCTCTCAGATTGCCAAGGCGCACGGTGGGAATCTGGTCGTCAGATCCACGGCGCAAGAGACGCGCTTTACGTTCACGATGCCGCTCGTCTGACGCCCGAAGGGCCGACTTTCGGCCGCCGGCCGAGGAGCTTGGTCATCACGATATCTCGCGCTTCCTCACGACGAACCTGAACGAGGAGAAGGCGGCGAACACAATCTCAACAAGTGGCGCTGCGCAAGGGCGTCAACGCCAAAGTTTCCGACGCGGCGTAGCTTCGATCCCGACCCGCTTAAGCGGCTCCGCGCTATTGTGGGGCCACTTCCCGTTGGGGCCGATGCGTGGAATGCAGCTTTCGCGGGACAAACCAGGCGCCACCGCCATTCAGAACCAGGCCAGCGCCGCGGCGGCGAACGCGCTGGCGGGCCTGCGTCTCGCGATGCCGATCTTACGGTTGCAGAAACGGGCAATCCCATTTCATTTTAACACGCTGTAAAAATAGCCGGCAAACATGACGGCAAATGCGGCAGCGATGCCCACCACAAGCCAAGGCGGATCTCGGCGCGCTGGCAATCTTAATTCGAACGGATCATCAGCATAGCTCCGGTTGCTTTTGATGTCAGTTGGGACTTCGGAGCGGCGCTCCTCATTCCGCCGCGATTCATCAAACTTCTGCTGCGGAACGGCGTCGTCCTCCGAGGGGCGTCTTTCGTTGGCGTTTGAGGCTTTCAATGCGGCCTCCCATCTTAAAATCCTTCAAATGCTCAGCAGTGCTGTCCGTTCCAATCGGGAATACTAGGCAATGGTTTAGGAACTAAGGTACCGGCAAAGCGTCGAGTCCGCGCTCCCGCCCCCCGCGATTTCCGCCGGGAGAAAACCCCGTCCAGGGGGCGGCATCCGGGCGATCTCTCTCCGATAGGATTCGCAAATTGCCAGTCGAACAGTCGGAAATATCGAAACTTGTCGAGAGTGTCTTCAACACTGCTCGATCACGCTTGCCAGAGCTAGATAAGGCCTGGGTGGCGCTGTCCCACCGATTGTCATGCATACTGTCGGCGACGTCTGATATTGAGCGAACAGGTTTGCTAGACCTTGTCCTTCGCAACATGGAAGACGAACTGGCAGTTCGCACGCAGGCAGGCGCGCCTCCTGACACTGCCTACCATTACCAAAAAATGTTTTCGGATATTTGGGTAGGCTCGGCCTACGAAATCGTCCGAGCGTTAGCGCAGCCGTCTCGCGAGGCTGTCCTTCAGCCTGACGCGAAGTTGTTCAATCCGTCTGTCGTCGCAAGGCTAAATGACTTGCTTGCAGATTTGGAACGACTGCGCGAACCGCTGGAAAAATACGCGAGCCCACGAGATTCGGCGCCGCTGACGCCAGTGGATGGGCAGAACAACGAATATGTCTGCGATCCCAAGAATCCTGAACGCCGCCACATAATGCCGATTGGGATATCGGATCGCGGATCTATCACGTGGCTTGCCTTCGACGCCAGAACGTCGCGAGAAGACTGGCTGGAAAGACAAGGTCTGGCGGATCGCTTCTTAATTCTGGTGAGCGGTCCTCAACGGGAACGCCATCAGCCGCTAGAGTGGCCCTGACACATGTCAGAGTTAGTGATCTCGGACGGCAGTCGGTGGTACGGCCCCAGCGTTCCACGGGGCAGGGGTTATGAGCTGGGGCCGTCCGTTCCAACCGTCGGCCCACCAACGGTTCCGCCATGTTTATCCCCAACTCAGTTGAAAGCCCCGAACTACATTGGGGTACTCCCACGATGACGACCTCGCTGGCAAAGCTCGAAAGTTCTGAGGCTTATCTCACCAGCGATCGTCCCTCATGACGACAATCGGGACACCGATCTGCTACTGGATGATTTTGGCGGCGGGCTGGGCATCGCCTGGTGCAGGGGCTTCTATTCCTTTTTCACTTTCCGCTTTTTCCAATTCTGCCTTTAGCCAGAATTCCTCATCCCTGCCGATCGGGCGGCCGTGCTGCTCCCAAAGCTCGTGAGCACGTGCTCTGATTTCTTCCTTCGATTGCCTAGCCGCGCGCCGCTTTTGCAGCTTCTCCTTCAACTCTTCGACCCATGCCATCAAACGTTGATAATCGTCGGATCGTTCAGCCTCCACGCAATTCGTCGTCACCCTGGTCCATTAGCCGACCTTTCGTCGCCCCTCCGATTCTCTAATCTCAAGGCCTGCCGTCGCAAATGGTTCCGGGACGAAACGATTGGCCGTCCGCTTGATTGATAGCGCCGGAGGCGGGCGGTCAAAACGATGGTTTCGTGACAAGCTTGGGCTTTCGACTTCGTTCCTCAAACCCTATAACTCTCCAGCGCATCGCCCTTCAGCTTCGCCCAAGCTGGCATCGTCCCGCAGCCAGACCATTCGAGATTGCCATCCCGATACGGTTGCCATCAGGTTCGCCACACCGGTTCGCCATGACCGAAACACCACCCCTCACCCGCCGGCCCGATCGCGATCCCAACCGCTCCGGCGGATGGCTGATCTACTGCGGCGACATCCGCGTCGGTCACATCGGCAAGCAGGCCGGCGTGCCGCTCAGCGGCGATCAATGGGGCTGGAGCTGCGGTTTTCAACCCGGGTGCGATCCGGGTGAACTGACCCGCGGAACGGCGTCGGACTATGAGGACGCAAAGACGCAATTCGAAAAGGCGTGGCATCGCCTGGCGGCCAAGAAAACCGAGGCGCATTTCGAGGCGTGGCGCCGATCGAGGGACTTTCACGCGTGGAAAAATCGAATGCATAACGAACAGATGCCGCTGCCGACACAGCGCTCTGATGGCCGCGCGCGCTGCTTCTGCGGCGCAGAGATCACGACCGCATCGCTCGATCAGCATATTATGAAAGTGCACCGCGCAGTCGGTTGAATATGACCCCGTTCCGTTCACGGCGGCCGTCCAAATTAACATAGATCAAGGTAGTATTCCTGCTGAGAACGGACCCAGATCAGGCGGAACCGGAACCGCGCCGTTCTGTTATCTCACAATGGAACACCAGGGCATTCGGTTCAGTGTCGTGCAGACCGTTAGCCCAACTGGGTGGCGGTGGAGCATTGAGCTTGATCCTCCGCTGAAGGGCAGGACTGGCCAAACCCCAAACAGAGCCCTCGCAATAAGAAAAGCAATCGCTGCTATCGAAGACCTGCACAAACCGGGAGCTTCATCCCGTACCGATCAGGCCCGGGAAGTCGTCGAGGAACACGCCAACGATCAGCGCGAGATCATCAAGAAGCTTCGTAAGCCGAAGCGGCCCTTCAATTGAAGTCCGTAGTTCGGCAACTCCGTTCGCGGTCGTGTTTCCCAGCTTCGATCGTGGCGGCCTCAACCAGATCGGCGAGAGTGGTCAGGTGCAGGGCCAACCTAGCGAACTTTCCCGCTTCTTTGGGTCCGTGGCGAGCTCGCAAATCAGGCGAATATTACGCCACGGAGATCGAAGGCCAGTACGACCGGGCTGAAGGGAACAAATCTAGAAATTTCGCTTGAATCGGCTGTGTGCGTGGAGTGTTCGTGTATGCGTGCCTCGCCGTCGATCGTCCCCCATGATGACGATCGGGACACCTATCTGGTGCTGGATGATTTCGGCGGCCGGCTTGGCCTCGCGTGGCGCGAGGCTGACCACGGCGATACAGACACCTTGAGACCGTGATCCGGGATCTGCTGGACGGCCAGTATTCGAACCCGGTCCGGATCGTCGGCTTCAATACCGCCGAAGGCTGGTCGCGAGACGTCTCGGAAGATGCGGCCAAAGAACTTCGCTCGCGGTGCGACATGGAGGGTCGCGACGTGCCGGAAGGCATCCGCGACTTTGTCGAGCGCATCGAGGATCGAAAGCGGCAAAAGTCCCCGCCTAGCTAATATTTCGGCTCGTCATCGGCCACGAACCGCCAGCGGTACGACGAATTGAGCCACCAGATGCGGCACGTCGAGCCGTCATTAAGATGCTGGACCCCGACCTACAACCTCGCCCGGATCCCGGTGAAGCGTCGCCAGCCGAACAAGTGGTTCAAGCGTGGCACCCTATACCGGCGGGCGGTGGACGTTCCCATGACGGCCACGGGGCCGATGATTGCTTCGGAGATAGCGGCGACCGTACTCACGGCAGAGGGCATAGAGGCCAGCGGCGCTGAGGCCCAGTCCATCACGCTAGCCATCTATCACAGCCTCAAGAACCATGAGGGCAAGGGCGTGGAAATAGTCGGCGAGGCCAGACCGGCGCGGTGGTCCCTGATCTCCCGTGGGGCAGAAAAGGCCTGATTTCGGGCCTTTCTCAGCTAAATCTTAACGCGATGTAAGGAATCAGCCATACATCTTGTGGTCTTGACGGATTATGTGTGCTTTATAGAATTAACAATCTGTTAAGGAATGAGAACCGCCATGAAGCCGATCAAGCTAAACGCGATCGCCTTCCAAGATGTGGATGGCGCATGGATCGCTCAGTGCATCCAATATGACATCGTGGCCCGCGCAGAAAGTCTAGTCCAACTCCCCAAGATGTTGGAGCGCGAAGTCGTGGCCAATTTCTGCATAAATGCCAAGTTAGGAAGGTCTGATTTGAGCGGCATTCCTCCTGCGCCTGAGCATTTCCGCAAAGCATTTGAGTCCGCTGAATATAGAATGCGCCCACAACATACGGATGAGGCGCAAGCGGTGCAGATTGATGAGCTGGGAGTTATCGAGGCGGAAGCGGCATAATGCTTGGCTAAACGTATTGGTACTTTTTACAAAGTCAGCGAGATTATTGCTCTATTTGTGCAAATGGGCTGCGATCACAATGTCGCAGAAGAAACCATTGAAGCGCCTGACGGCGATTGTTTTGGCCTGAGCTACCTCTTCAACCCAGTGAATGGCGCTCATGTTCCCATCATTGACTTGGGGGCGAAGGAATACGTTTCGCACTGGGAGGTATCATCTTGGGAGCGTCGTCTAGGAATCATCATCCCGAGACCTAACCCTCTGTGACGTGCCGCTGCCAGTAGCCGGTGAAGTCCACCGACTTACCGCGCTTCATCGCCAGAGAGGCTTCGCGGCTCACCTGATCGCCGCTGGAGACGCGGCGGTTAGCCCAAGCTCTGGCCGCCATCTTAGAGAGGTCTTAGCTTCCGGGATACCAGGTTATTGGGCCCAAAGGAGCTTGAGGAGGCCGCCACCACTTGCCCTCGCCCAACGGTTGCGCTTGGATGGGAACCTATCCGGGGGGTCTATGATGCTAAAATCAAAACAAGTCACGCTCGTGGACCGCGGGTCCGTAATGGACCTCGTCTGCCCGCGGTGCGGCGGCGAGTCTTTGCATCACGTTGGGGCTACTTTCTTCGAGCGAAAGGAAGACGAGACTCGGTTGTGAAGATCGTAGTTGCTAGTTCAGTTACGACGATGAGCGTTGAAGCTGGCGAGGAAAATCCAAGCTCGCGGCGACACGGTATGTTCACAAACTTCGATTGCGAGAACTGCAGCACGCCCGATGATACGTTGCGGCTGAATATCGCACAGCATAAGGGGGCGAGCGAATTGAACTGGACGTTTAGCTCGAGGATAGCCAAGTCGGCGGACTGATCTTACGTCAGGGGTGACGCCGTGGCTTCCTTCGCAACTGATATCTTAATCCTTTGCAAAACTTATCCATCCCCGAGCGGCAAGCACGTGGAAACGTCGTGTGTTGCGGGCATGCTGCGCGACGGCTCGTTGATCCGTCTTTTCCCCGTTCCGTTTCGGCTGATCGATGGCGCCCAACAGTTTAAGAAATGGCAGTGGGTTAACGCTCGCATAGAGCGCGCCCCGGCCGATCGCCGAAGCGAAAGTCACAAGCTGTTCGTTGATACAGTGAATTTCATCGGCGAACCACTACCGACTGCGCGAAAGTGGGAAGCGCGGCGCGAACCGATCGATAAACTCAGGATCTTCGATGATTTTGCAGCGTTGGAAACCGATCGCACCAACGCAGGCACAACATTGGGAATTCTTCGCCCAAGCGCCATAACGTCGCTTGAGATCACACCAGTCGCAAATCCCGAGTGGTCCGATAACGAAAAGGCCAAACTTCTGCAGAGCGAGCGCCAAGGCGGCCTTTTTAACGATACCGACGCAAAAGCGCTCACAACACTCAAGAAGCTGCCGTTTGATTTCCACTACCGTTACGACTGCTCCGTCGGCGGCGCAACGCACGCATATCGCCACAAGATCGTAGATTGGGAGGCTGGCGCGCTTTATTGGAACTGTCATTATGGACACGGCGCCGGGTGGGAGGCGCCGTTTCGCGCGAGAATGGAGACTCAGCTGCCCGCGGCTGACCTGATGTTTCTGATGGGCACCATCCACCGATTCCCGGATCAATGGTTGATCGTCAGCCTGATCTATCCGCCTAAGCGGCCGAACGAACCTCCGCCGCAACCGACCCTGTTCGACTGAGGTGGTCGACAGATAGGCCGGCGACCCCCGCAGCCGCTTCCGCAACGAATTTCCGATGGCATCTCTCAAAGTCTGCCTCGAAACAGACCAGACAAGCTGGCGCTTTCTTGGCGGCAGCGGCAATTTTAGCGATGTCTTCGCCCCGGCCCTTCAGATACTTCATAAAGCCCACGGTGTAGGCGCTCCAGTCCCCGTCCAGCTTGTAGCGGTCGCGAATCGGCTTCGGGCAGCCAACGCCAACGGCGTGAACATACTGGATCCCGGCCTTTTCGAGGTACGCCGAAAACGACTTTTTCGAGAATCCGTGCTTGCGGGAAAGGGGATTGGCCCGCACGTCGATCACAATCTTTGTCCCCGACCTCCGAAGGTGATCAATGAACACCGAGATAGTCAGACCCTCGTACCCGAACGTTTGAATTTGCTTGGCCATAGTCCCGTCCTTTGCCCCAGAACCTCTAGATTCTCAAGGAATCGTAAAGATTCGTTATGCTGCAATTGCTTCGCTTTTCACGTTCAAACTCCATTTCTCGGTTTTTTCCGATCGGCCAGCGGCCTTTGTGGTGACGGATCGATGCCAGTACACTGAGTCTCCCGCCACCGGGGCACCGATGGCGGGCTGCACTATGTCGCTCGACCGGGAGGATCAGTCGGCCGGCGTGAAGTCGACAAAGAACGCCTTGCCCGGGTCGAACGCGTCAATCGCGGCGGGATTGGTGATCGTCATCGCAATCTGACCTTGCGGCGTTGCTTCCGACCAAGGTTTGTTATCGTCGCCGTAGACTGGTGCGAGCTTCACTTCCGCACAGACCGCGCCGGGCCTGGTCACATGGTGATGCTGCACAGACGTCACATAAAACTTCGCTCGTACCGTCATCGGTCTTCTCCTTGTTATGCCGGAAGCCGCCGGCGCGGATCTCAGAGGCCGCGCCAGCAGCGCCGCAGTCGCTTCCACCAGCTCGCGCGGAAGTTCTCCATGGTCTTGCGCTGCCAGTCGTCACTGCTGGGATAGCCATAGCCCGGCGGGAATTTCATGACATCGTCCCCGCATTGGCGAGGCGCAGCGCCGCAGCACCGACGGCCAGCGCGAGCAGCAGCAGGATGACAAACCGCGTGGCCGCGCTCATGTCCGGCCGGAAGCGAGGGACCAGGTACTCGACCAGCCAGGCCAGCGCCCCGAGCGCCAGGACGAACAGCAGCGTGAGTGCGAGCTTGCGGGCTTCCATCACTCCACACTGACCCGGGCGAGACCGCCCATGCCGATCGCGTTAGCCCCTGCCCGGCCGAGGTCGACGCAGCGGCCCTCCACAAACGGCCCCCGATCGGTAACGACAGCGCGGATCGAGCGGCCGTTGCCGAGGTTCGTGATCGTCACCCAGGATCCGAGCGGCCGCGGTTCCTTCATCGCGACCGTGTAGGGAGCGCGCGCGTGGGTGTTGAAGGTCCTCCCCGACGCCGTGCGCTTGCCGTGACAGCCGTCGCCGATACCATACTGGGAGGCGATGCAGGTCTCGCCCGCCGCCGGCGTCATGACAAGGCAGACCAAAGCCGCGCCGAGCGCCAGTGCGCGCGGGTGGTTACCGATTTGCATGAAGTGCCCCTATTTGAACTTGAAAGTGACGTGCTCGCCGATCGCCTTCCAGGCCTGGCTGACGCCGACGATGAAGGCGACTAAGGTCGCGCCGCCGATCAGCAGGAATTTCCAGACCGCGCGCGAGGTGGCGAAGAATTCCAGGTTGGAATCCAGTTCCTCGATTTTCCTTTTGTCGGCCTTGAGCAAAAACTCTTTGGCTTCCGGCGACAGGTCGGCGACGAAATCCATCGCCCCCATCATGTGCTCACAGCGCTGGTCGGTCATCGCCGACAGCACCGCCCATTGCGCCCGCGTAATATGCGGATAGATCGGCGGCCCGTCCTCGATCACCGGCGGCGTGTGGTGCTTGCCCGTCATGTGCAACACCCGTTAACGATTGCTGTGATCCTGTAGCCCTCGGCCATTGTCAGTCCCTCGAACGGATTGATGACGGTCAGGCCCGGCCGCTCGTTTGCGCGGACGGCCGGGCTGCGATTTTCAGACGTCGTCGTCTTGCGCCGGCGGCAGCGGCAGATGCAACCGCGCCCGCAGCTCGGCGATCTTTCCGTGCACGGTCGCGGCGACCGCGGCCTGCTGTTCCGGCGTTTCGGCGGGCTTGCCGAAAATGTCGTTCCAGAGAATGTCCGCGAACGGCTTGGCGTCGTGGCCGAGCTTCACGGCCTGCTGGGCCACGCCGACGACGGTCGACACCAGCCCGATGATTGCCAGGGCATCCATGTTCGATTGCCTTTCAAGGTTTGGAGGGGAAGCCTCGCCGCGCCTAACGCGCGGTGAGGTCGGCGAACGCCTTGACCGCGGTCTGCGCCGCATCGATCAGCGACACGGCATTGAGCGTCGGGTTGCGGGCGATGTAATCCTTGGCCGCGTCGATCGCCGCGACCGCCTTGTCATCGGCCGCCCGCAGCTTCTCGACGATCGAACGCCGCGAGCACAGATTGGTCGCGCTCTCGAGCCTCGTTTTGGTGCAGCGATTGCCGGCACGGTAATTGTCGGTGTAGGCAACCGACGCCGCCAGCGCGATGCCATAGGCGCTCTCGACCGAGCTGATGTTTGCGGTCGAAACCGGGTTCGGGACGTTCAGCGTGGCGATCGAGGTGACCGCTTTCAGCTTGCTGGCGAACTCGCCGGGAGCACAGCCGCCGAGCGACAGCGCGACAAGCGCCATCGCTACGGCAATCCTGAGATTGCGCATGGGGAATTTCCTTTTTGAGATTTTGAAGAGAATCCGCAGCTGTCGATCGACGGACCGCGCGGACTAGCCGGCGGGGGTGGCAGGCTCGGTTTTGGTGGTGGTCGCCGCGTCCGTGACGGTGGTCGTGGTCGACACCGGCGGCGCCGGCGGCGAAGCGATCATCGCATCGGTTTTCTTGCGGCTGTCGCTGCTCGAACCGAGATAGAAACCAACCGCCAGCATGACGATCGAGAACAGCGTTTGCTTGAAATCGGCGTCCAGCGATCCGGATTTCATCATGTTGAACGCGCTGGCGAATGCGAACAGCGACAGAATGATGATCGCGAGCAGCGCCGGCATGTCCGGTTTTAGATCCTTCAGCATAACGGTCTCTCCGAGGTTGTGCGGCCATAGGCCGCGTTAAGCGCGCGGCGTCACAGCCGCGCGAATTGGAAATGCATCCAGTCATAGTCGCGCTCGCGGCCGAGGCCGATCGCGCCCTCGTCATAGACAAAGCGCCAGAACGGATCGAACGGCGGATTGTCCAGCGTTGCCTGCGCGCGGTGAAAATTAAGCTGGTTGTGATCGGGGTCGACGTCTTGCGCGCAACCCCAGGAATGGATCGACCAAGCCGTCGAGCTGCCGCGCATCTTGCGGACATTCAAAAGCCCGCCGAACAGGTCGAGACCCAGCCGGCGGATCTCGTCAATGCCGTAATGATCGAGCGCTCGGACCCAGATCCGCTCGAAACTTTCCGCGCACTTCTTGTTGCAGGACGTTGACGAGACCCGGCTCGCGGTTTCCCAGGCGATGCGCATCTCGAAGGGAAATGTCAGCTTGACCTGGTTCGTGCCCTTGGCGCCGAAAAACGCATCCATGCTCGATTGCCGCGGCCAGACCGGCATCGTCGATGGCGCATTGACTTTGCTCGAGGTGATCGGCGCCGGTAGCGGCCTGATCGGCGTCGCCTGCGGCGCGGTCGCATCATTGCGCCAGTTTTCAATCACGGACACGGGCTTGCCGCCGGCGGCCTTGCGCAGGTCAAACACGCCGAACGCATAGCGCGATTGCGGACCGACCAGGCCGTCGACCTTGCCGACCTCGATCCCGTCGATCCGGCAGATCACCTGTTGCGCCGCCAGCACCCGCCGTGGCGTCAGCCAGTCGCCGAAATTTTCGACGGCCTGCTGCATCAGCAGCGAATTTATCGCGGTCCGGGTTTTCGGGCCGAGATCGCCGTCGACCTGGCCGGAATAGAGATGTGCGGCAAGAAGCCGCGACTGCACGTCGCGAATATCCATCGGAAATCTCCATTTATCTGTGGTTGCGCTGCAGCGAGTCGCATCACGCCAGCGCAGAATGGTCAGACTTTTTTGGAAGTGCGGCCGGCTTAAAGGCCGCAGCTGTTAAGTGTGAGCGTCTAACCGCTCGCGCTATATTCGAGACGGTCGCGCGCATCGATCCGGTCAGCCGGCCGCTTATCCCATCAACTCTTCGACGGTCATGTTCAGATTATTGGTGAATACCGCAACGCCCGGCACGTTCGTGACGTGCTGCGTCTTGTATGCACATGCACTAACCGTATTGGGTTTGTCCCAAGCATGCCACGCCCCTGGCCCGAGCCATCCGTTACCACCTGCGGAAGTAAAGGCAGCACCTAGAAAGTTTTGCAATGATGTGGCGTCTCGCATTAGACGGCCCTGCCACTGCATATTATTGCCCGCGCTATTGGTAACTTGCGCGTTGTACGCTGCGACAACCTTGTTGATGTTGGCGGGATTAGTCTGAGTGAACGAGACTGTCGATCCTGTCACATCAACGAACGACCCCGATGTCGAACTACTCCCCGCCGCTGCTACGTACTGCGACTTCACCACATCGCCCGGTTTCTTGATGCCGGGGCCAAACGTGACGATGCTGTTGAGATTGGTCGTCGTCCATGTTCCAGCCGTCGCCACGCCGCTCGAATTCCAGTCGACATAGCCGAGAATGCGGTACGCCTTGCTGGTGACCGCCGCGCCAGCCGTATAGTGTTGACCGGCCGCGTTGCCCGCGGCGACGACTTGCAGGCTCGACGCCACGCCACTTTCCTCAAGCTGGAAAATACTTGTCACGGTGGATGCATTGAACACGCCGAGGCGGAAGGTGCCGCCATCGTTCCAGCCGGCAATCCAAAGCCGACCGGCGACCGCACTGACGAAACCGCATGTCGAAGTTGATGGCACCACCACGGACGCTGCGGCAGTCAATTCGAGCACTGTCGGCCCGTTCGGCGAAGCCGTGAGCGACGGGTTACGAAACGAAAGTGCAATCGGCGTGGATGCCGTGGCATCGTTGCCAGCCGCATCCTTGAGCGCGATCGTCAGCGCTCCGGCTGATGCGGTAACGCCGAATGTGACGTTCTGCAATTCATTGATGGCAGCGCCGGCATTTCCTCGCGCTTGAGCCCTTTGTGCAGCGGAGAGCGCCTGCGTCTCATCGGTCCGGATCATCGCCGCCGCGTCGGCCGCATCCCACCCGCACATGACCGTCATGGTCCCGGAAAGCGAAAGGTTCGACCCCGTCGACGAGTCGCGGAACGTGACGCGCGTCAGGCTATTGGCGCCGGAATTGTAGCGGCCGCGAAACGTCATCCACTTGCCGCCGCCAAACACGCTGACCGGCATTTCCTCGCCATCGGCAAATTGATTGCCGAACGTGTCATGATCGGTATCGATCGCGCCGGCGAGTGGGATATCGCCGGATCCGACATAAACGGTCGACTCGGCAACGCGATCGGCAAATTTGAGAACTGCCATCAGAGCCTCTGTTCAATGGAAAGTTGCTTGGTCCAGCCGTCGAGAAACTGCTGGGCGGTCGGGGTCAGATCGGTCATCAGGCCCCAGATGGAATCCTGTTCGAGGTTGGCGCTGTCGGGTTTCGCGATGAACAGCACGTCATCGGTCAGGCCGTTGATGCGATCGATATCATCAGTGAAGCCGCTGGCTTCTGCCTCCAACAGCTTGTCAAACGCCACCGCGAAGACGCGGAGTTTCGCCTTGCGGTCGATCCGGGTCTGCCCGCCCTGCGTCTTCTTGCGGTTGGAGAGGTCGACCCACTTCCGGTTCCAGCCCCACGAGAAGTTCACGCCGAAAGTTTCAAGGTTGCCCGCAAACAACCTTCCCGCGGCACACAGCGCCGTGCTGGTGAGGTCCACGCGGACATAACGGGCACTGACGGCGCGCAAATCCGTGTGCGTCCTGAAGGCCTGGTTGACCGCCACCACCCCGCTGTCGGCAACGTCACCGACGCTCGGGTCCCCCGTCGAATAGCGCAGGCGGATGGTGTCCGCGGTCAGGTTCATGAGACGGACGCAATCGATGGCTTGGACCGATCCGAAATCAGCCACGAACCATTCCGCGCCCGACGTGCCCTGCCACTGCACCCCGACATTCGGGTCCTGCAGCTTCGCCACGGACGCCAGAAGCTGCGACGACGACGCCGACAGCACGGCGCTGTCCGCCTTGTTGGTGTAGCCGATCCGCGCGGTCACGTTCGTCATCAGCCGAACGCCTGAATGATGGCGGCATTGCTGCCCGCCTTGTGCTGGATTCGCACCACGATCATGTTCTTGCCGAGCACCAGGTCACCGCGCGCATGCTTGATGAAATTCTGCTCGCCGACATTGATCAGCGCGGCGTCGCGATCGGAGACGCCGAAATTGTAGAGCCCGCGGGTGACGCGCCACAGCGCCAGCTGTCGCGACGCTTCGGCGTCGGAATCGGCCTTGTCGCGGTAGTATCCCGCGACCGGCGCCGGATCCTTGCCAAAGGGATGGTCGACCTTGATGGCCGCGGCCTCTGCCTGCGAATAGCGATATTCGGCGGCGAGAAAGCTACGCCGCTCGTCCGTGACCGAGCCGGCCGGATTTGTCATCACCGTCCAGTTCTTCTGGTAGCCAATCAGCCATTTCCACGGCGGCGGCCAGATGCCGTCCGGCAGCTTCTGCTTTTCCGGGTTCGGGTCGAAATTGGTTGCATCGAAACGCTTGGTCGGCGGCCCCATCGGCGCCTCGATGCGCCCGACATAGAACTGGCCGTCGCGGCGGAAGCCGGCATAACCACCGATCGCGAGCACCAGACGGCCGATGATATCGGCCACCGTCACCGTATCGTTGTGGCTGATGTGGATGCCGATGGGCGCCGGCTGCACCAGGTTCAACGCCGTCAGCGCCGGTACATAGAGATCATCAGGATCATTGACAGCGGTCGAGCGCGCGATCAACGCGCGGATGATGTCGACCGTGGTCTCCTTGAATTCGCCGTCGGTTGCGTCGCCCTGCACGTCCGCCGTGATCGAACCGCCACCGTCGAGCGCGAATTGCAGCCGGAAGTAACCTTCCGCCAGACAGGTCGCGTATCTGCCGGCCGGGATGGTTGCAGCCCGCAGGAGCGCCACGCTGGCGTAGTCCGCAGAAAAAGTCAGAGGGCCACCTTGATCGTAGACCGCCGAGATTGCCTGCACCGGCCCCCGGTGCACCCGAAACAGCAGCTCGCCCGGCACAACGAGCGGGGGCGTGATGTTGAGCACCCAGCCGAAGCACAAGGGCTGCGGCTTGCCGGCGAGATCGGCGGTACCCTCCAGACCGCCCGTGCCCGCAAAGACCACGGGCTGCGCCGGCACGTCGAACTTGTAGGCATTGTCTTCGGTCGAGATTTCAAAGGTCGCATCGTTGATGAACTCGCCCGATGACAGCCCCTTGAACACCACCGGCCAGCTCGATTGCGGCGTGCCGATCTGCCCCAACCGCACCTCGACCGGCCGGCCGTCCGTGGTGTAGCGCTGGGTCAGAAAATCAAACCGCCGGTCGAGATTGTTGATGATCGTTGTCCCCTTGCCGGTAATGAAACCGCCGAACGTCGACCCGTTCGCCATCGACCAGGTGAAGTCGAGCGGCTCATCGAGCGCGTCCGAATATGGCTGCGAAGGCGGCGTATCGTCCGGCGCGGTGATGAATTCCTCGGTCGCCACATAAATCCGGTAGTCCAGATTGATGTTGAGCCCGAACCCGAAAAACAGGGTGATGGTGTTGGTTCGATCGTCGGCGAAGGCGCCGCCGCCGAAGGGATGTCCGCCGAACATTTCAGGCGCTCCCGGTGTCCGTCAGAACCCACGGCGAAATCACCACCGAATAGGCAAACCGCGCGCGGCTATCCGCCAGCAACTGTTCCTGATCGGAGGTGGGATACATCGACAGCGCAAATCCAAAATTGACCGCCAGGGTGGTCACGGTCAGTGCAATCGGCAGCCCCGTGTGAATCAGGAACTGCTGATCAATGGTTCGCAGCGCCCGGCGGCGGCGCAGCGGTTCGGCGAGCGGCGGCACCCAGCGATCGGCCGTGCTGGTTTCGGCATAGGGTGCAAACTGCACAAACGCCGCAAACTGTTGCTGGCGCGCCTTCAGAGCTCGACGGAACCGCAGCGGCTCCGCCAGCGGCGGCACCCAGCGATCAGCGGTGACCGTTTCCGGGAACGGGTCGAATTCAACAAACGCCGCATACTGCTGCTGCGGAACCTTGATCGAGCGGCGGAAGCGCAGCGGCTCGGCGAGCGGCGGCACCCAGCGATCGGCGGTGGTGGTTTCCGCAAACGGCGACGCTTCTACAAACGCGGCGAATTGCTGCTGGCGCGTCTTCAGGGCGGGCCGGAACCGCAGAGGCTCAGCCAGCGGCGGCACCCAGCGATCGGCCGTAATGGTCTCTTCGAACGGCGCCGCCTCAACGAACGCGGCAAACTGCTGTTGGGCGGCCTTGATCGACCGGCGGAAGCGCAGCGGCTCGGCGAGCGGCGGCACAAAGCGATCGGGCGTAACGGACTCTTCGAACGGCGCGGCCCCCACAAAGGCCGCAAACTGCTGCTGGCGCGCCTTCAGAGCTCGACGGACGCGTAGCGGCTCGCCCATCTGGACGAACCAGCGGTCGGTCGACGTCGCCTCCGGCTGCGTGAGTACGCCAGGATCGGTGACGCAGGATGACCAGGCGATGGCGGCAACCGCTGCCGCCTGCTTGATCCGGTGCCGCGACGGCAGCCCCCAAGGCTGGTGCCAGGAATCTTCAAAGATCGGCGTTGCGGCGGCGGCCTCGTTGCCGAGGTCGCCGAACGCGCCACCGCCGAGTGAATGACCGCCGAACATCGATCAGGGTTTCCTTGGACTAGGCGAGGCCGTAGGAACGCAACGCCCTGCCCTTGGCTTCCACCCGCTCGATCTGCATTTCGAAGGGGTCACAGCGGCCCGACGTCATGCAGGCCGGGCAGACATGGCTGGCGCAGACCCGGCACCAGCCGCCTATGTCGGTATCCCGCGTCTTGGTCCGCACGGCACGCGGCAATCCACAATGACCGCACAGATAGCTGTCAATGTGGGTCTGCCGGCCGCTCGCGTCGGTGCAGATGAAAACGCCATCAGGCCGCAGCACGGGAGTTCTGCCTATTCGAGGAAGCTGGCAGCGACATTGGCAAAGCCGGTATAGCCGGCCGACTTGGCGCGGAACGCCAGACCGGCGAGGTTGGTCGCGGGAACGACCAGTTCCTTGCCGGGCGTGGCAACGAAGCGGACCGTGGCGCGCTGGTTGACCGCCGCCGGCAGCAGGTTCGAGGCCGCCGTCACGGTCGGCTCGACGGTCAGGTTGACGTTGCAGACCGTCAGCGACGCGGGGTCCGCCATATCAACCGGGTTCGGCGTTGCCGACGTGCCGGTGCCGAGGCCGGTCATGCGCGAGATATCCCACACCATCGCCTGATCGGACGGCGTACCTTCAACGCCCATGAAGACGTCGTCGACCTTGATGCGCCGCAACGCGGTGGCGCTGGCGGCGCTCAACGTCATGAGGGTTTTATAGGTCGAGGCGATGGCCTGCTTGGTGCCGGCCAGCTCGTTAGACGCCTTGTAGTCGGGCATTGAAGATCTCCTTGAGAAGTTGGGTTGAATGACTGGCGAACGAGTTCAGGCGATCACTTCGCCGGGTTGGCGTCGTTCCAGGCCTTGATCGCGGCCTCGGCGTCCTTGGCCCTCACCCACGGCGTGGCGTTGTCGCCAGCCGTGGCCCTGACACGAACGTCGTTTTCGTTCATCTCATCGGTTTCGACGTTGGGCAGCTTGGGATCGGCCGCGCGCTCCTTCGCGAGCTCGTGCCGCGCCTGCAGCACCGCCACCGATCCGGTAACGGCGCAATGGTTGATCTTGGCTGTGTTGGCCATTGGATTTCTCTCCTGTGATGGCGACGATGGTCGCGCGGGTTACGGCGTTTTGCCGATCGAGAATTGCCCGGCGAGCAGCTGGAACTGCTTGCCGGCGGGCATGTCCTGCGCGTTCTGCAGCTGGCCGCTCATGATCATGTTGCCGGCCGCATTGGCGTCCCAGAAGCCCGCGAAGATGATCAGGCCCCAGGGAATGTGCGCCGGGCCGCCATTGATGTCCGCGATTAGCGTCGAGCGGCCGGTGACCAGATCGAACGCGGACATCTTGCCCAGCATGTCGATGCGGGAATAATTGGTGCCCGACGTCGGGACTTCCGCACCGGTTAAACCGACGTCCGTCGGATCGGCGATATGCAAGGACATCCAGCGTCCCAGCGTCAGTATCTGGTCGCCGACAAACTTGTGCGCAAACAGCGACAATCCGGACATGGGTTTTCCTGCTTCTAAGAGGTCGCGCGCGACTTGGCCTGATGCGCCAGCTGGCGGGCGGCGTCCCGGTTCTTGGCGGGCGCTGCTTCCAATTCGGAAATGACCTGGTACAGCACCTCGATGATGCGATCAGTATCGTTGCGGCTGACATCGCGGAACGCGCGCGCCAGGCGATCCAAGGCGCCATTGTCATTGCCGGGGACGCTGCCGGTCACGTTGATATGCTGCAGCACCGGCAGTGTCTGCGCGTTAACACTCGGCGCCCGCGTCATGAACTCGCCACCTGCGATCTGCGCGGTCAGGCTGTCCTGATTCCAGATGCCATTGGTGACCAGACCGCCGAGGGCGTAGCGCGCCTCCGGATGCGCCGCCTGATAGCGGCCATAGTCAGTCGCGTTCCAGCCGCCATTGCTGGTTGCCGGACCGCTGTAATAAGGGTTCAACACCGGATAGTGCCAGGTCTTGGCCGCCTCGATCGCTGCCGCCGCGGCCGCCGCCGCCGCGTTGACGCCGGAAGCAGCCGTAGTGGATGCCGCCGGGCTGGCAATCGACGATGCCAGGTTGATGACGTTCTTGTTCAGGTCGATCAGCTGCTGCAGCTGCTGCGCTGCATAGTTGATCTGGGTCTGCGCGGCCAGCTCCGATCCCGAAATCGCGGCCTGCACTTCCGCGAAGTCGGAAGCATATTGCGTGTTCGAAGCGTTGAACGCTTTCGACTGATTGAGATAGGTCGTGATCGCGTTTTGAAGATTGCCTTGAGCCGCGGCGTCGCCGGTGTTGGCCTTCGCCAGTGTATCGCGGAACTGGGCCTGCGCTTCGGCATAGCGCTGAGCCGGCGATAGCGTCGACAGCTGATCGTTGACCAGGAGGCTCTTCCGGAAATCCTCCATCTTGACGATGAAATCGTTCAGCGCCGCGACCGACGCCTGCGTCGCGCCGGTGAAGGCATGCGCATTGCCGATCAATGATGGAAACACCTGCAGGATCTGGCTGAAGGCAGCACCAGTCAGTCCGGCATCGTCGATCACCTTCTGGGCCTGCGCAAAGAACGCCTGGTTGACCAGCGAGGTGTTGATGCCGAGTGTGGCAGCGTCTTTCAAGTCCTGCTGCTGCTGTGAGACCAGCGCGCCGATGGTCGACAGATAGTCCTTGCCGGCGGCGGAATTGACCTTCTGCAGCAGTGCCTGCGCGAAATCGGCCTGTAGCTTGGCAACCGCCGCCGCCGTGCCGCCGGAGAGATCAGCAATGCCGTGGCCGAGCGCGGTGAGCGCGGCGGCCAGGTTCGACGTCGCATCGGTCAGGTTCTTGATCGCGGTCTGGGTCGCGCTCTTCGACTGCTGGATCAGCGCGTCATAGGCGGCTTGAGAATCCTTCACCGATTTCTGGATTAGTGCCAGCCGCTCGGCTTCCTGTGCGGCAATCAGGTCGGTCATGGCCTGACCGCCTTTGCGCATCTCGTCCAGCTGTTCCTGATGCTGCGCCTGGTCGAGATTAGCCAACTGGCCGATCAGCGATGACGTGTCAGCCAATGCTGTCAAGGTACGCGCCTGATAGGTCTGAACGCGCTGCGCCGCATCCGCTGCGGCTTGAACCGCTGCCTGCTGTTCCTTGTCCCGTTCGGCCTGCTCTCGACCCAGCAAGCTCGAGAATATGCTGATCCCGATGCCGGCGGCGCCGATGCCGAGCGATGTCGGATCGGACAGACCATTTCCGGACAGCACAGATTTGAGATTGTCGCCGAGTGACTTCGTCCCGATCGACGTCAGGGAAGAACCTAGCGTACCCAGGGCTGAAATCAGTGTCTGGGTGGCATCCGCCCCCTTCGCCATTCCCTGAATCAGCGTATCGAAAAACGCAGTGGCAGCCTGTTCCGTACCCTGCAGGACCGAAGAGAGATTGCCGTTGCCAACGCTCAGCTTGGCCATCTCAGCGGACTTGGCCCTCAGCTGCCTTATCTCATCCTCTTCAAGCGGCTTTTTGTCCTGAATGGCCTTGTTGATGATGGTCTGCGACGCAGCGTAGGAGATCGCCGCCTCCCGCCCCATGAACATGGTTGCCGCGCTGACCTTCTCGGCATCGATCTGGGACTGGATTTGATAGGTGCCGAGCGCCTGCGCGGCTGCGACCTCTTTCGCGTTGGCGATTTGATCCTTCGTCAAACCAGCGCCCTGCTGTTGCGCCTTGGCAAGCTCAAGGGTCTTGGCCTGCAAGATGTCCGTAACGGAAGCAGCTGCACCGAGCGCAGAGTTGTGCGCCGATATATTCGCAATCTGCGTGTCGAGTTTCGCGGCCGCTACCGCCCGATTGTAGGTATCTTCGGAAACTGCGTTGGAAAGCCGCGCCGCAGTCAGTTCCTTGAGCTTCAGCGCCAACCGTTCGTTCGCTGTTGCGGCGCTACCGAGATATCCGATCTGCTCCTTCGTGAGGTTTGCATCCCTGATGGCCGCTTCCTGCTTGGCCTTCGTCTGATCAGCTTGTGCCTTTTGCGCATCGGCGAGCTTTTTCTCGGCATCCGTTACGAGGCCGATGGCCTTAACCTGGTCGTTGTATCCAGTGAGGTCCGGCTTCTGGCCGGCAGACAGAGCCTGCCCCAGGTTGGCCCGCGCCTGGTCGATCGGCTTGATCGGCTCATCCGCCGGTCCGCCGGTGTAGTTTCCAGCCGCGTCGTACTGGCCCGAAACGCTCTTCTGCCGTTCGGCTGTCCCGGCGATGATTGCCCGGGTAATCCGCTCTTCGAGCAACGCAGCCTGCAGCTGACGATCTAGAACCGCCTGCGTGTAGGTCGAGGCCATCAGGTTGGCCGTGCGCTTCTGCACTTCGTCCAGCTGAATCTTGGTAGCCGCCCATTTCTTGACCTGTTCGTCAGTTTGGCCGTTCAGCTGTTGCTGCTTGGCAACGAGCGCGTCGATACCGCCGGCCTCCGCCGTAACGTCGAGCACAAGCCCTGTATCGATGCCGCCCTTGCCGAACGCTGCTTTCGAAAGCGCGTTCTTGGATTGATCGGACGCGGCGGCGCGGGCTTTTGCCAACACATCCCATGCCTGCGCAGAGGTCTTGGTCAGCGACAACTCGGTGGCAAGACCCCCGGAAATCGCCCGAACCGCTTCATACAATGGCCCGGTCGCCTTCCTCGCATCCTCGAGCGAGATCGTGAATTTCTCGACGCTGCCGGCGATCGTGTCAGTGGCGACGCCAACCTCCGCGCCGGACCGGCCCAGCACCTTCAATTCGGTGATCGCCAAACCCGTGGTCTGCGCAAACGAACGCATCTCGACGGCCTTGTCGCCCATCCTCGCGGCTTCCGAGATCATGTGGTTGATCGCCAGATAAACCGCGCCAAACACTGCGGCGACGCCAATGCCGACCGGCCCTAGCGCGCTGATGGCCATGCCGAAGGTCCCGAAGGCGCCCGCACTTGCTTGAACGCGGCTGGTCAGATCGTTGGTGACGACCGCAGCTGCGCGCTGGGACGCCGACACCTGACCGAGCTTGTTCTGAATGTTGGCAAGCTCGGCTGCGGCCGTCGACTGCGATACCCTGCCCTGCTCCACCGCGCGCTGATAAACCGCCTGCGCATCCGAATATTGCTGCTGTTGACGATAGCCGTCCTGAAACCGCAGCCGCAGCTTTTCAACCGCAGCTTCCGCGCTGACCTGCGCCTTGGTCATCTTTTCCGTGACGACGGCCGCCCTGTCGCCGGCATCGGCGACGGAATCATAGCCGCGCGCGACCTGGTCCATCCCCTGGACGGAGCCGCGCACGACTACTTCCTTGACGACCTGCTCGATGTTCATGTGGGCTTATTGGCCTTTTCGTTCAGACGATTGACTTCGACAATGTCGACCGCGTGGATGATGCGGTCGAAACGTGCAAATACGTATGGATCGTCGAAGCCGTTCCGCGCTGCGTAACGCTCGATCGCGACGAACGGAATGCAGCCTTGCACCGCGCCACCCATCCCGATTCCCAACGGCCGATCCGCAGATAAGCGGTTGAGCGCCGTGAGGTAGCGACCGGTTTCCGGCAACACATCCGGCGGATAGAATTCCGCCGGATGTTCTGCGCCGATCTCGTCATAGTGATCGCGCAGCGCCTTCAAGCGGTCTTGGTTGCTTCCCCACTCGCGCTGCCAGGCGAGGAAGTCGAGGAGTTTCCCTCGATGGCCTTATCGGCCTTGGTGATGCCCAGCTGCACACGCTTTGCGGCGGCGATAATGCCATCGCGAACCGGCCGGTACTTCGGATCGGTCAGGATTGTCTCCGCATATTTGACTTCGAACGGCACTTCAGCGCCGGCCTTCTTGTAGTTCTTCCAGTCGAACAAGATCGTCCGCGCGATGCACTTGCCGGTGATGATGTAGAACGACCGCGATTCCACGCGGCCATCAGCCCGCAACCCCGCCGGCAATGCGCTGATCAGCTTCTGCTGCAGGTTCTCGTAAGCGGGGTTTTCCCACGGCGCTACCAACACCTCAAAGTCGCCCAGTTCGGGCAAATCGGTTTCCCATTGCCGGCCGTCGGTCACGACCGTCGAGTTCTCAATATCCATGGAAATCTATCCTTGTGGGGTTTGGTGGCCGGGCAGCCCCACGACTGCCCGGCCGGGCCCGCCGGAGGTGCGACGTTTTTGACGCTCACCGCCGGCAGACACAAAATGCGCGCGTGGGGTCGCGCGGCAAAAGTTAAGCCGGCAGATACCAGAAGCGGCAGATGCTCATGGTGTAACCCAGCGTCGGATGCGGCTCGGCTTCGAACGGCCCGGATACCTTGCGGCCCTGATTGCCGCCGGGGATGCCGGAGTCCGGCGAAAACTTGATCGCCGGAAAGTCAAAGCGATAGCCTTCACGGTTGCCGCTCGCATAGGACAGCGGAAACGAAAACGACGTCAGTGTATCGACCGCGGCCTGCGCCAGAATGGTGCCGTCGCCGAGATAGGTATCGACAGTGCCCGAGGCCATGAACGATCCGACATTGACCGCCGACGTGCCGAGCGGCCCCGGGATCGGCTCGCGCGTGATGTTGTTCGCAATCTTGATGGTGGCCGTGCTCATGCAGTTGAGCCCGCCCATGATCGAAGTGGCCCCGAGTGCGAGATCGCCGATGTTCGACGACGCCGTCATGGTGCCGTAGGTCGGCGCCGCCACATCGGTCGAGCCCGAAAGTCGGGTGGTGCCGATCGGCACGCCGCCAAGGCCAATCAGGTCATAGGAAACGTCGATTTCCTTGCCGCCGACGATGGTGGCGGTCACGTTGTTCATGAACTGGCCGTTGAAATATTCATACGTCGGCACAGCTACGTCGAGCTGCTGCCGCTCCGAACTAAAGGTGCGGACCGTGGTGCCATTCTTCAGGAAGTCACCGAAGAACACCTGGATGGACTTGCCGGCGCCATCATCCGTAACCCAGCCCGTCGGCAGGATGTCATAGGTCAGCGCATGCGCGGCGACCACAGACACGCGCGCCCATCCCCGGACGGTGATGGCGAACTTGTTGCCGGCGGCGGCGCCGCCGATCCAGTGCCATTCGCCGACCTGAATGTTGAAGGTGGTGAAATCCAGAACCGTCGAAGCAAGCCCGCTGGCAGTCGCGGTGATGTCGTCGCTCGCACCTTCAAAGCCAACCGCCTGCAACTTTGCATTCGCGGGCGGCACCGCCTCGTCGACCAGGCCGGGCGAAGCCGGCGCAATCACCGACGTGCCAGACGTCGAGGCCTGACAGCGAAACAGCAGGTTGTTTCCGGCGTTGGTGAACCCGGAGGATAGCGCCAAGGCACCGACCGCAAAGTCAGTCGCGGCATCCAGCACGGTGAACGTGTCCGAAGACGCTGTGACGGCGGTGATGACGCTATCGGCCGTTCCAGCGTTGTCCCTGACCGCTTTCGTGTTGAAGGTGCCCTTCAGGGACATCTGCCAGAAATTATCCCACTGCTTGAACTTCATCTCGACCGCGATCGAGCCGGAAGACATCAGGTCGTTGAGGAAGGTGGCGCCAGCCTGGCCGTCCGAGCGGACGTCCTTGCTGCGGCCGCGCGTCGGCGTCAGCTTCAGACCGTTGGAGACGATGAAGATTTCGTTCCAAACCGGATTGGCCGGGGTGACCCCCGGCGTGGTTTCCATGCAGTACGAGGTCTTGCTGCGATTGGTCGAAGCGACAATGCCGCTCATGGCGAAACTCCTTCAGGTTTGTGACAGTTGGGAAACGCTTCGACCGGATCAGCCTTTGATCGTGTCGCACTTGAAAGTCACCACGAACGGCACGCGGTACTTGTTACCGTCCCTATTGCGATCATCCAGGACCGCAGGCGAGGCTTCGAAAGTCTCGACGCCGTCGAACTGTTGAGCGCGAAACAGATCGCCGAGTTCATCGGCCCAGCCAAGCACTTGCGCTTTCCAGCCAGCCGCAAACAGCGCGACCGTGATAACAAACCGCGCGCCGCCGCTTTCGCGATTGACAAACCGGGTTCCGGCTGTAGCAATTTGGGAAGCCGCGACCGGATATTCGATCTCGATGTAAGGCGGCGTCGGCACTTCCGACACGACGTTGAGGTCGACGAAAGGACATGATGCGATGTTTGGCCAGGTCGCTAGCCGCGCCTCGAAGGCCTCGGATACAGTTTTACTCGGCATCAGCGCGGTTCCACGATGATGACGGGTTGGCGCATGTCCCTCGGCTTTCCCGGCCGGGCCTTCTGTTCCCGCTTTGATTCCGCGATGCCCATAATCTCGCGATAGCCAAAGCTGATCTTCGCGTACTTGGCGAACACCGACTTCTCCATCGTCGCCACCACCTGATAGACGCCGTCCGGTGCCTGCTTCGACCATCCCCGTTCGAGTGGCCGCGCATAAGGTTCGAGCGGCGCGAACATGAACTCGCGGACACCTTCGGGCAGCGAAGGCAGAGACCAGCCTTCCCTTACCGCGGCGATCTCGATGCCATCGGCGAACAGCCGATGCGACCGCTGGTAGTCGCCGCTCTTGACCGGCGAGTGGATCCAGAGCTGCGTGCCGATTTGCATCAGCATGATGGGCGTCACATCGTAGGTCCGGACGATCACGCCATCGGCGCGAACGCGCTCGATGGCTTCGGTCCGGACGCCGTCGACAATGGTCTGATGCGGAAGCTGTTGGCCTATTGCCGCAGCGTTGCTCGCGTCAGTCTCGTCAAATATCTGCCTGGCATAGTCGACCAGAACATCGGCACGCGCCTGCGGTCCCAGCCATGCACCGAGCGCAATGTCGAGATCTCTGCGGATCGGCTGAATCTTTGCTTCGATCGTCACGTGACCCACATTCTCCAGACCCGACCATCCAAATCGTCCTGCGGATGCACCGGACGGTTCGAAACCGTAAACACCTGTCCGGTCGCAATCAGCGTGAACACACCGTTGGGAGCCGGCGCCGCTATTTCACTGGAACGGACATCGATGGTTTTCTGACCGACCAGCGGAGTTCCGTCATCAGGCTTGGCGTTGACGTCATTGACGTCGCGACGGATGACGCACGGGACCGCTGGTCCGCCACCAGGTGGTACGTAGGTCGCGGCCCTGCCCCACACTTCATAGATGCTGTCGATGACAGTCGAGCCGAGTTCATCCGCAATGTCATCCATCTTTGCGCCTTCGAACTGTTCAAGCCTGCGCAAATTTGCGCAGGCTTGATGCCGTGACGAAGTTAAGTGCGACGGGCGCGATAAAGCGCCTGCGGCATGGTGCAGACCGGCAGCGGATAGGAGTACATCTCCACGTCCGCCCAGGAATTGCGATCCTTGTCCATCACGATGTTGGAATAGGTCGGCATGCCCTGCGTATTGACGAAGTCGAAGCTCTCGCCAGGCGACATCGCCCAGCGGAAGATGCCGGCGCCGACCGGGAAGAACTTGCACTTGTCGGTACCGACCGTCAGCGTCGTGTTGTCATCCGTTCCGCGATAGTTGACGAAGTCGATCTCGCCGTAGCGGAACATGCTGTAGGCAGCGCCGTGACCATTGCGCAGATCCGCGGCAGCCGCCCAACCGGTGTAGGTCTTGACGACTTCAGGATGCGAAGTCAGATCATCCCAGAATGCATCGCCGCACAGACCGACGATACCGGTCGGATTGCCGACGCCCTTTAGGCCCTGCAGGATCGAACGCTTGGCGGCGGTGCACTTCTTGCGAACCACGCCTTCGGCCGGCGACGCATTGTCGAGATCGAAGTCCACCTCGGCGGGGATCGTCTGACCGAATTCAGTCGCCCAGTTGTAGATCACCGTCGACCCGTCGGAATCAATCACCGAGCCCAACACGGCGCCCATGCGGAGGTTTTCCCAGGTCAGATCGAAGTTCTGCTTGATCTTCATCTGGCGGCGCGCCACCTCGATCTGCAGCGCCATCAGTTCGTCCTGAGACTGGCCGAAGGGGCGAATGTTCTGCAGTTCGCTCGCGGTGATGCGCGAGGCGTCGGCGACGCGTACCGTCTTGAACGCACGGGCCTTGCGGCGATCGCCACCGGTCTGGTGCGGAGGCGCGCCACGGGGAGAGGTCGGCAGGATGATGGCACCGGTCGCCCGCTCCTCGATCCAGATTTCTTCGGTGCGAACCGGATCCGGAACGAACAGGTTGGGGATCGAGCCGAGGAAGCCCGGCACATAGTCGATCTTGTCAACCGCCGCAGTGAGTTCGACGGCCTTGAAGGCGTCGGAGTTGAAAACGTCGAGAGTGAGCATTTGGGAAAACCCCTGTTTCAGATTTTTGGGTGAAAGGTGACGCGAGGAAAGCGACGGCCGTTTTTAGCGGCAGACGATGCCAAGCAGCTCCAGCACAGCAATCCCGGCGGCCTTGTCGGCAGCGGAGATGGCGTCCGGCCAGGTCAGATCCGCGGCCCGCACCTCGCAGTTGCGCGCAAGGATCGTGGCCTGCTTTTTCGTCGACCCGTCCGTGGTAATTGCCGCGAACAGGATGGCGGACGGACGCTGCGCGCCATCGGTTGCGGTCGGATCGAACGCCTTGTAGTTCTTGTCGCTCTTCTCGATGCCGACAACAATCGAGAATGCATCGCCGGCGACGAAGTCGGTCGCATCGGCGATGACGAACTTGATCTCGGTTGCGAAGGTCCCACCGACCGCGACTTTGCCAATCTCGACGCCTGCCGGATCGAACACGGCGAAGGTGCCCCCATTGGTGGCCGGCTCGATGCAGACGGCGCGATAGGTGCCGTTCTTGGCGCCCGCCAGAACCGGGGTCGTCACGTCGAGCGTGATCGCTCCGCTGCTCGCGGTATTGCCAGCATCAGCCGAAGCACTGGACGTCGTACCCGTGATAACGGCGGTCGAGCCCAGCACCTGACCGGCAACGAGTGTCTGAGAGAGCGCGATCGTGGCCTGATCGCGCGACATGAATCCCGGGGACTCCTGAACGATAAAGCCGCCGGCGTGCAGAGTTTCGGTCAGCATAGGCTGATCCTCCTGATTGGATTGTGTTGAAGGGGATACCGTCCGGCGAAGACCCGGCCGTTACGTTACTCAGACGACGCGGCGACCGTTCTGCTTGTTCAGATCGGCGACGATGTTGTTCCAGCTGCCGCCGGCATTGGCGCTCTCGCTGGTCTTGGTCGGGTCCGCCGCCGGCACATTCGGCTGCGGCACGCGGCCGTCGAGCCTCGAGTTGGGCTTCGGCGCCTCGGCCTTGGGCTTGTCTTTCAGCGCCGTGACGGCCGCCTCGGCGGTCATGCCGGTTTCGAACGCGTACACCTGTGCGAAGGCCTCGCGGCCTTTGGCTTCCTCGCTACCGAGGATCGTCTTGATGCGCGCACGTTCGGCGGTAACGCCTTCTGTGCGGCCTGCGTCGAGACCTTCGGTTCGCGCCTGACCGACCGCAGTATCGCGCTCGGTCTTCGCCTGGTTCAACGCCGCGTCATGATCGGTACGCGAAACCGCTGAGGCAGCCGCATGCACGGCCGCAAGGCCTGAAGTCGTATCCATCAATCGCTCCTGTGAGATTTAGAACGGCCTTGCCGCCCCTCGGTTTACGCTCGACACAAACTCGGCATAGGCCTCGCTCGGCCGTGCAATTCCGTCGACCAGCCCGGCGCGCATCGCGTCGCCGCCGCGGTAAGACCTCGCTTCGGTCGCAAGCGCCGCCATCTTATTGAGGCGACCGCCGCGATAGGCGCCGACAGCATCGGCAAAGATGTCCCGCATGCTGTCGACAGCGGCCTGCGTTTCGCTGAGCACCCGCGCATCGAGCGGCAGCGCCGGATGGCCATCGGCTTTGTAGGCGCCGGATGAAATGACGGTCACCTTGACGCCCTGCTTCTCCAGCTTCTGCGACATGTCCGCATGCAGCGTGATGACACCGATCGAGCCCGCGCCGCCGGTTTCCGGCATCACGATTTGCCGCGCCGCTGAAGCCATCAAATACCCGGCCGAATGTGCAAAGTCGGTCAGGATCGCCAGTGTCGGTTTTTGCGCCGACAGTTCGGCAATCATCTGCGCCGTATCGAAGGCGCCGGCGACTTCGCCGCCGTGCGAATCCACTTCGAAAACGACGCCGCGCACATTCGGATCGCGCTGCGCGCGCATCACCTTGGCCTGCACTCCCTCGTACGAAGTATCTCCAGACGACGATCCGAGAAACTTGCCTTTGTGAATCAGCGTCCCCTCGATCGGGATCACACCGACGCTGCCATCCATATGCAGCAGACGTTTGCCCTCGCCGGCTTGCTCATACATCCGGCCCAACGGGTCGCCGAGCCGCCCCATGCTGGGGCGTCCATTCTCAAATGCGATATGCGCGATCGCATCAAGACCGGACAGCTCGAAACCACCATCGACAACGCGACCACCAATTCCGGCCAGGATCGCCGCGGCCTTACCGGGATCGATCATCAACGGAACGCCGAATATCCGGCTCGCTACATGCGGCATCATCATGCGGCTATCCCTTGCGTTTGCGGCGCATCGGCGGCCGGATCCGGCGGCGCTGGATTTGGCTCCGGCGTGGCCTTGGTCGAGCGCCGTTCCAGATTGCGCTCCGCCAGCATTTCCTGTTCGAGCTCCTGCTGGTCCAGCAGTTCCTCGTAATCGAGGCCCTGCTCCGCGCATTCACGTTCCAGCGTCGAGATCAGCGCATCCATCCGCATGGACGCGCCTTCGGCTTCCTTGGTCGGATCGACGTAGCCTCGGCCAGGGCCGAAGAACCTCACACCGAGATAGGCTGCCGGCGCATCCTCGAAGCTCGGGACGCCGGGAGGAAGCACGATGTAGCCGCGGTCGAAGGCTTCTTCCATCACGGCAAAATAGATCGGCGCCACGACTTGTTCGGTGAATACGGAAAACAGCAGCTGGATATGCCGCCACACTTCGTTGAGCGCAGCGCGCGCCGACGAATAGTTCACCTTTGACCAGTCCATTGACAGCTGCTCGTAGGAAATGCCGAGCGCCGCGCTGACCGACTGCAGGAACGCGGCCTGGAAAGCCGGGAACGACGTCGCCTGCCGGGTCGCATTGTTGATCTGGATCTCATCACCGATCGGCATCACGGGAATGCGAACACCGTTGAGCATCGGCGGCGAGCTCTTGTAGTGCTCGATCCGGTTGGTGGCGTAGCTCGCCATACCGGGCTGGCTGGAAAGCGCCTGGGTCGCCTCGCCTGCCGTCATGTTCGATTTGACGAAGGCCGCGAACAGAGCGTTGACGGTCGCACTGGCAAGCTCGGTATCGGCGAACTTGCCGATCATGCGCAATCGCGTCATCAGCGCGGCGAACGGCGTGATCGCGCGCGCCTGGTCTTCTCGCTCCGGTTCGAAGCCGTGCACAAAGACCGGACGGCCCCAATCGGTCGCGCGAGGAATCCGCGTCCATGTCGGGATGCCCTGCATGGCGTAGCGGTCGCCGGGATGCGTCGACCGGACGTGATAGGCGATCGGTTCACCGTCCTCGGCGAACTCGATGCCCCCGCGCTGGCGCTTGCTTTCGGAAACGCCGTTCGGATTGCACAGCCGGTCCGGATCGATCGCCCGCACACAGGTCGCATAACGACCGCCATCGGCCGGTTTCCAGTCGAGATAGTAGGTCGCCTCGGCGCGCCGTGCGAACGTGCGGGCAAACAGCCGGAACATACCGTTCATCGACATGCGCCGCTGGCTATCGCAGCGACGACGGGGATCGTTGGCAAACTGCCAGAACTCGCTTTCCATCTGCGCGCCGATCTCGCGCGCCTTGCCCCGCGCCTCCCGGCGGGCATCCTTGTTCGACATATCGAAGCCCAGCGCGCGGGGATCCGGCTTCGCCGAAACGCCGATGCCGGCGCCGACCAGCATGTCGACCAGGCGAGCCACGCCCGCCACCGCATGGGGATCGTTCCGTGCCAGATCGTCAATCCGCGCCGCCGCCCCATCGCGCGCCGGCAGCGTCGCAGCATCCGCCGACATCGTCGGCGGGCGCCATGCGTAGGTTTCCTGCGAATTCAGCGAAGCCGCGCGATAGCCCGACTGCACGGCAAAGCTTGAGTTCGCCCCCGCCGCAGCCGCAAGCGGACCGCTTTCGGCGGCCACGTCGAACGGATTTGGCAAGATGGGGTCAGACATCGATGTCACCTCAGAACACGAAACCGATGGAACCGCGGGTCTGGCTGCCGGCGTCCTGCGCCTTCAGCTCGGCGATGTAGCCGCGGAGCTTGCCGACGTCCGCGGGCGTGAAGCGAACCAATCCGCCGCTCTCGTTACGGATCTCTTCGCGCATTGATCCGGTCATCAGCTTGTGCAGGGCAGCCTCGGCAGCAGCGATCTTTTCCGCAAGCGTCATGGAGATTCCTCAGACGTCGTTGTTCAGATCGGCCAGTCCGGCCAGCGGATTGAACGGCTGCGCCGCAGCGGCTTGCGTTGCACCTTCGACGGCCTTGGCGGCGACGGGGGCGAACGGTTTCACAGCAAACAGATCCGGCGTTCGCAGATCGGCCGGAATGCCGCGCTCTTTGGCGCGCTCGGCCCAGTTGTCCGCCGTGAATGCGGCGAAGTAGGCGTCCGCGGCGGCCATGTTGTAAATGCGGCAGTCGAACCAATGGTTCGGGACGCCGGCCCTCGGCTGCCAACGCTGCCGGGTACGGCCCCGATAGATTTCAGGCTCTAGATATTCGGCTGTGATCTGCCGGAAATAGGCTTCGTCGAGAAACTCGCCGAAGTGGCAATAGCCCGGCGGATAGATTATCGCCGAACCGTCGATCACGGGCTGTCGGGCGAGATACTCGTAAAATTTCGACTTGAGCGGCCACGTACCGACGGGGCGCAACTTCGCGCCTCCCTTGATCTTGCGTCCACCATAGTTGACGTCGACATCCGTCGCGACGCCGAGCGGAACGCGCGTCCAGCCGTCACGACCGTCGACTGCTTTCGTTCCGGGATGTCGCCGCGTCCATTCGTACACCGTGTGGCTCTGATAACCGGCGTCCACCACGAATTCATCGGCGCGCCAGCGGTTGCCAAAGGCATCCGGCCATTCCCGTCGGTAGAGTTCCGTCAGTGCGGCGAAGGCTCCGCCGTCGACCTCAACCGTCGCGCCGTCGAGATAGTCTGCGAATATCACCCAGCTCTGCTGATCCGGTCCATGCGCCAGTCCCTCGACGTAGATACCCCGCTTCTGGACGTCCGCAGCGAACGTCAGCAACAGTGCGCCCGGCGGGATATGACCCAGCTTGTACGGCTCGCGTCGCTGCATCAGCACGCCGTGATCGGGCGCGTCGCCCTTCATCTCGTAGGTAAGGCCCAGCGTAATGTTGTGGAAGCGCTTCAGCTTCGCCTGGTCGTCGCCGGCTTCGCAAAATTCCTTGGCAATCGCGTCCCATGTCGAGAACGGCGCCGAAAGTTCGTCGAAGTGATAGCTCGGATAGCGCCCGATTCCGGACTTCGTTGCTACCCAGACGCCCGTCCTGTAGACCGCAACTTTCTGCCAACCTTCGATCGTCGTACCGCAGCACGGCGTGACATATTCGGCTTTGTACGGCGCTTCCTTGTTGAATTTCAGCCCGTAGCTCGACCGGTCGTACGGCGCGTTCCACTCAAATACGAGGCGGTCGCCGCATCCAGGACATTTGACGTGCCAGCGCCGCTGATCACCACGCTCATACAGCGGCTCGATCACCGACGATTGCTTGACAGCCGGCGTCGAAACGTAAGCACGCTTCCAGTTGCCGGAGGCGATGAAGGACTTCTGGCCGCGCGCGATCAAACCGATGACATCGCCCTGCCCGTCGAGATCGTCGGAGTATTCCTCGACCTCGTCGCAATACGCGACCTTGTAGGTCAACAGCCGCAGGTCCGCCGGCGAGGATGCAAGCAGAAGGTTCAGCGCACCCCGCGGGAACTTCTTTTCGTAGGTCGTCGAGCCGGTATTGCCGCGCGAGGTCTGCGGATAGATCTTGCCGCCTTTGCCGTTGCGTCCACCGAGTGGTTCGGTACCCTCGATGAAGCGCATCAGCTTGGTCGAATTGTAAGCCTTCAGCGCGGAATCCGTCGGCAACACCACGACCATGTCGCACGGCGCCCGGTCAATACGATGACCGACCGAACACAGCATCATGGTGGTGAACGCGGTCTGCCCCGACTTCATCACCGCGATCTCGTTCACCGTGGAATCCGGCCCCAGCATGTCGAGCGGTTCAACGATATGCGGCGTGCGCGTCAGGTCGACCTTCTCGCCGCGGAAGTCGCCGTCGGGGAGCACGGCGTACTCGGCGGCCCATGCCGACGGCAACAAGGGCGACTGCGGTTCGATCAACGCAGCAAGACCACCGGCGAGGAACGCCAGCGCTGAACGCCTTAGCTGAACGTTGATCGTCGTCATGAAGCGATCTGTTCCTCTTCGCCCTGAAGCATGATCTGCGCTTCAATCCCGCCTGCGGCCTCTTGTGCCAGCCCCTCGTTCATCAGCTCCCGCAGCGCAAGCGCGACAGACTGGCTGACATCGAACGCAATCTTGCCGAGTAGCTCGCGGGCGCCGGCCTCGCCGCCCTTGGCCACGGCGACGGACATTTCCGCCGCCCGCAAGGGCAGCCGTTCGATCACTGTCGCGATGGCCGCGCCGCAGCGATCGCGCGCCTGGATCAAATCGTCCCGGCCAATCAGCTGGTCGAGTTCCTTGCCCAGCTCGATCTTCTTGAGCTCGGCGTCGTAAAGCGCCGACGTTCGTTTCGCGTTGTTCGCCTGTTGGGCGGCTGGATCGATATCGGGCGGCTTGGGCGCCGTCGGCGCGTCGTCACCACCGCGGAACAGACGCACCGTTTCGGCAGCACGTTCCTTGACCGGGTCGCCAGTCTCGCCAACCAGGAGATCGTACTCCGCGCGGTTGATCAACTTCGCGCCGCGGGGCCCGGGCCGTGTCGTGAGCTTCTTTTCCTCAACGAAACGCGCCACCCGCCGTGAAATGACGGCCTGGTCAACGCCCTTCAGGCGCGCTAGCGCCCGCACCGACAGGTACAAACCGTCAGCGTTGACGGCACCGTTGTCAGTAGTGGCGCTGTCCGTTGTCACCGTTGACCCAATAAATCTGGAGGTTAGCTGGAATTTTTCTGGGGCTTAGCCACCCGCCGGCTATTTCTGTCGGGGAAGGACCCGTGAAGCCTCGAAAGGGCCGGGCCGCGTCGGCCCCTTGGAGGAAGGACGATGCGGCCCGATGCCAAGTCAAAGGGAGGAAACGCCCAAGGAGGGCACCGGCCGTCGGGCTACCCAGCACAACGGACCGCATACCCTATGCACACAGAAGCCCGCCACGTTGCCGTGTGCGGGCTTCAGGTAGGTGCCAGCTGTCCGCTCCAGCAACCGTTCTTGCTATGACGCGCCAGTCGGACAGCGCGCTGGGTATTTCTGCTTTGGGCACACAATCGGATTGATGAAGCGCGCTTTCCGCTTCGAATTCCGAGCCACGCCGCAGCGGATGCTTCAAGGAACGTGGTCGACACATGGCCGATTCGCTAGTGCCGTGCAAGGCGGCTTTTCATCCAAGCATTTGTCGCAACGCTTCGCTTCTGCCCTCGCCGTCAAGGTTGTGCACAATGTCGTCGAAGGCCGACCATGCACGCGTCCTCACCACGACATCCGGTACACTGACGACAACCTGTCTGGGTTTGCGCCTCCGCTTCCGCTTATGCGGCACTGGCTGGACTTCATCAAAATACTCCAACACAATCGGCCGTTCGCAATTTTCTAGATATCTGATGCGGTCGATCGCCTCATCGGGCAAGGTGCCTATGCCCGCGATCACACCACGGATGCTGGCAACCCGGTGCCAGTTGGCGTCTGTCTCCCACAAAAACACAAACACGTAGCCGGGGAAAAGTCTGGCACGACGCGTCACCGGTCGACCACGGCGAATGACCGTCTCAAAGCATTCGGGGACGTAGATGCCAAACCTTCGCTTGATCAATTCAGCTTCGACATTGCGCGATGCGACCTCAAACACATACCAACAAGCTGACCGCCCCGGCACCATTTGAGCATCGCGCGGGTCGATGGCCTCGACCGGCCGCGCCATCTCGGCGCGCCCCGCATCCGATAGCAACTCGGCCAGCTGCTCCTCCGAAAACGCCTTGGGTAGCGTCGTCATTCCTCCGCATCGCTTTCCCCTCTCGCCAGAATGTTCGAACCCGGATGGAAGGCCGGGGGTTTTGGCTCAGAAAAGAGGTTCCGATTGCGAACCTCTTTTTTCCGTCAAATCACTGTGCCGCAGTGACTGGGAGGATCGATGGGAGCTTGCGATTGCTCTCAAACCGATCCTCCCAACTCAAGAAACCCTTGGGACACAAGGGTTTTACAAACCACTTGGGAGGAATGGGAGGAATGGGAGCTTATTTCTATTGTGAAACATGTGCCCGCGCGCCCGCGCACATATGTAGATATAGATAAAGCTCCCATTCCTCCCGTAAGCTCCCAAACGCAAACAACTCAACAAGTTAGCTACACCGACAAGCTCCCGGATTTGGGAGGATGGGAGGATCAGAACTCGCGATCGCCCGGCTCACCGCCTCCTTGATTGCCATCATTCTCGCCGACCATGACGCGCGGATGGCCTTGGGCGTCGACGAAGTCGCCCGCATCGCGGATCAGTTTCACGTCGATCCACCACATCACGTTCGATTGTTTGGAGTGGTAGCCGCGCTCCTTCATCGCCATCGACAGGCCGCGCGCGCTCCAGGCCTTCTCTCCGGATGATTTGCACCAAGCGTCGTAGACGGCGTAGAGCACACTCGATTGCACCCGCTCACCCGGCGCGGCCACAAGACACATCGCAGCAAAGCGGCCGAACGCATCACTGTCGCTGCGATACTCCGCCGTGGCCTTGGCGACGTCCTCAGGCTCGATCAGCCGTTTGTCGCACCACAAGCGCAGGCCATCGAGCAGACGGTTCAGGATGCCGCTGGCTTCGGCCCGCAGCTTGTCGGCGAGATGGATGTCGCGCTCTTCCTTTGGAATGGTGACATCGAACGGCACCAGGCGCAGCCGGCGCCAGATCCCTTCATCCGCGCCCGATATCGTCGGCCGGTAATTACCCGAGATCGTCAGCTTGAACTGCGGATAGAATTTGAAGAAATCGCGGTTGAGGTGCCGCGCCTGGATCGGCTCGCCGCCGGTCACCAGCTTGACCATGGCCTCGGCGAGCTTCGAGTTCTTTTCCGGCTCCGACGTCCGCAGCATGCGCACGCCGGGCAGGATGGCGAGATCCGGCGTTGCCTGCCCTGCGCTGCGCGATTTGCCGTGATCAAGGAAGGTCTCGATCGGCACGGTCTCGCCATAGTCGCCGGCGACGTAGCTGACGGCATCGATCAGCACGGATTTGCCGTTGCCGCCCTTACCGTAAAGGAACGCGAGGATCTGTTCGGAGACGTCGCCGGTTAGCGACAGGCCGAGCCATTGATGCAGCCAGCGCCGCATGTCTTCAGCGGGCTGCACGCGTGCGAGGAACTTGTCGTATTCCGGGCACAGCGCCGCCGGAACGTAGTCGACCGGCGATATTTTGGTGATCAGATCGGCCGGGTTGTGCGGGAGGAAACTGACATAGTCGCCGTCACTCTTGCGCGCGACCGACAGCGTGCCGTTGTTGACGTTGATCTTCATCTTGTCGGCATCGAGCTTGTCGATCCCGATCGCGAAATAGGGTGCGCCGCGTTTTGACAGCGCGCCGAGCTTGTTAAGCGCCTCCGAGGCCCTGCCCCATCGGGCAATCTTGTCGGAAAACAGCACCACGTCGTCTTTTTTGGTCTCGACAACGAAATCGCATGCGCCACGCTCCGGATCTGGAACGTCGCTCCGGCCGCTTTCGCGCACGAACTCGGCCTCATCCTGAATTGCCCGCACCGTCTTGTGCTCGGCGATCTTGACCAGGTCCTCGGCGCCGTCGCGGCTCCAGCGCTTGCCGTCCCATGCGAGCCAGCCCAAGGCCGGGCACCACAGCAGCTTGCCCTTCCAGCGCTCCCTGAAGCGTTCGGCGTTGCCGAGGTCGGTATGCGGAAAGAACGCCAGGCGCCGGTTCAGCGCGTCGTCGTCTTCCGCCGCCTCCGGAGGCTCGCCCCCTACCCCCCATGCAGCATCGGCATCCGGCGCAGCTCCCGTTTGGGAGCTTGTCGATTCGCCCCCTGCTGCGGGGGGCGCGGGGGACGGCGACGAAAAAGACGACGGCGAAGGCGACGCGGAAGCTGAAGCGGCAGCAGCGGAAGGAAGAACATGGACAGCCGCGCTATTCCCCGCTTCGCCGGGGCGCGGCTGACTCATGATTTGTGTGCTGAAGTCGCGCGGTACTTTCTTGCCGGCCTTCATTGCGGCGGTAATGGTCGACTTCACGGCCTTAGCGCCGATATCACCGATCAGGCCGACATCGGCAGCAGCGTTGTGCACCAACTCTCTTGCAAACGCCTCAACGAGTGCGCCGGCAGCGGCGATCGCGCCGGCAGCGTGGGCCACTTCCTGCAAGACATTGGCACGGGCATTCTGGCCTTCTGTGGCGCGCAGCCGTCGGATCTCGGCATCGAGCGCAGCCAGGCCGGCCTTGCGGAGATCCTCGGCCGAGAGCGGCTGCGGCTCGGCGAAGGCCGGCGCCTGGTCGATCAGTTCGAGGACGGCGGTGCTGCTCATTGCAGGCCTCCTACCGTTCGAACCATCTGCAACATTCCGGGGTGATCGCGGCCCGCAGCTGCCAGCTTCAGGATTGCGGCCTGAAAATCCATTTTACGTCGCGCGACCAAACAAGGCTGCGACATATCATCGACGCATCCGAAACCACCCGCATTGTGGCTCTCGATGTAAAGCGGGCAGTCTGCGACGTGCATGACGAAGGGACAGCTCACGCGGGACCCCGCAGCACGTCATTGAAATCCCGCCCCGCCGGCGCAAACGCGATGCGGATGGTGCGGTCCGGCCGGGCGTAGCGCCGAGCTGCTCGTAGCATGGCATTGCGCGTCAGCACCGGTTCGCTGTCGCCGTCGCCGAGCAGGATCAGTTCCTCGACGCTGTCCGGAATCGAGAGGCCGGGATCGTCCGGGTCCGGCTGGTCGTTCGGCACCGTGAGGGCGCGGCCATCCGGACGCTTGATGGTTGGGTGCGGCACCGACTTGACGGCGCGGCCGGCCATGTTGCCGAGGTCGCCGGCGGCCCAGAACGCGGTATCCTCGATCGAGCGGCCGGCGCCGTGGAATGAGGTCCAGACGGCCAAGACGGTTTCGATCCCCTCCCCGACCATCAGGCGCTTCGGTTCTTTCGTCAGCGCGATCGCGATGTGGGCGCCGGCCTTGGAGCCGCGCATTTTCTTGGCGTTGAGCAGCTCGCCGGTCTCCGGGTCGTTGAGTTCGATTTTTGTCGGCGCCGGCAGGATCTCTTCCTCGCGCAGCCATGTGGTATGCAGCCCACCGAACTTGCCGTCGGCGCGAATGAAGGCGGCCAGCATCGCAGGACCCTTGTGCAGGACGATCGGCGATTTGCGGCCCCGATCGTCGAGCTGCTCGCCGTGGAAGTATGGCGCTTCGGCGAGAAAGCGCAGGCCGGGACACGCCGCCGGCAACACGAGCCCGCGGCCCTCAAGGTAACGAGCGGCCGCGGTCCCGTGGATGTCGCCTGCGTTCTGCCAGGCCTTCCAGAGCCGCTTGCGTTCGGCCTCGCGGAAATCATCAGATTTCTTTTCCCGCTCGAGTCGCTTCTTCTCGCGGGCATCGAACAGCTTTTTGGCTGCCTGTGCGTCGAGTTCGCTGCGGCCGCCGAGCCGCTCGATCGCGCCGCGGAAGTCGCAACCCTCGACCTTCTGCACGAACTGGATGATGTCGCCGCCATCGGGACAAACGGCGCAGACCCAGCTTTCGGCGTCCTCGAGGATCTCGAAGCGCTGCGAGGTGACCTTGCCGCCGCAGATCGGGCATGGCCCGACCAAGCGCTTACCCATCCGCCGCAGCTTGACATAGCCGCCGGCGATATCGGCCAGCGAGTTGCGGGCCTTGACGTCGTCGAGATCCTGCGCGGTGAATCGGGTCATTCGGCAGCGACCTCTTCGTCGCCGGCAGCCACGGCATCGGCGGACGCCAGGCTGCGGGCGGCCAGCAAGCGATCCTCCACGCGTTCCATCAGGGCCTTGTCGCTCATGATGGCGTCGATCAATCGTACGATGCCGGCAAAGTCGTCGCGCAGCCGCACCTGGTCGGCCATCGGTTCTTTCAGCATGCCAGTCTTGACGCGGCCGTCTTGGCTGATCTCGATGCGCTCAGCCTCGTTCTGCGCGGCCAGCTGCATCCGGAACAGGGTGGTTTTGCCGGGAGGAATCATACGCGGCCCTCGATGACAGCAACGGCCGTCTCTTCAGCCGATCGCACTGCGATTTCATCGTCGATCACAGTAGCCATATCTTCGAGAACCTTCGCGAGCGCCAGAGAGCCGTCCGAATTGAACTTCGTATCCATGTTGAGCGCTGCCGCCAGGCGACATTTGCGAACGATCGGCTGCACGAGTTCTTTCCAGACAGTCATGCGGAACCGTTCGGCCGCAGATCCGCGGCGTTGAGCCAATCGTTGATTTTGACAAGAGCCAGGCGCCGGGCATCGGCGATATCGGCCGCCGGACGCCAGCTGCTCGCGCTGGCATCAGGCAACGAGAGGCGAAAACACGCCTGATGCCGGCCGCCATCGGTCGGCATGATCTCGCCGACCTGGACGTTTCCGAGCATGACCGCTTCACGGCCGAGCGCGATGGACCGAAACGCCACCACGCCGTCATGCAATTCCCCGCCCATCGGCTGCGTCCCGGTTTGAGTTGGCGTCAGCGCTTCTTCACTGAGGTTTTCTTCGCCGTTTTCTTGACGGCCCCAGCACGCTTCATCTGCAGATCGTTTTTCTTGATCTCGCGCTCTGCCTTGGCCGCCTTGACCCTGTCGGCCGTGCTGGCGGGCTTTTCCGCTGCGGGTGCTGCCGCAGGCGCCGCCTGCGCCTGCGGCTTGTAGCCCTCGCTGCCGGGGCCCTTGTAGTGCACCGATCGCAGTTCCTTCGGCAGCCATCCGGTCTTGCCTAGATTGGCGATGGCGAATTTGGCGATCTCCGCCTTCGGCTTCGAAGACACCCTGCGCGCTTCGTCCTGGTTGATGGCCTCCGCGATCGCCTTGAGGACAAACCCCTTCGGCGCCGAGGAGAAGTAATCGTCCGCATCGAAGCGCTTGGCGATCGCGGTGTTGAACACGCCGGGATTCAGAGCCTGTCGGATCGTCGGCAGCTTGGTCCGGATCGCATCCGGCATGGAGTACGGGCGATCGGGAATGATCTGCGCACACACGGCCTTGGCCAGCGTCTCGAACAGCGCCCAGTTCACCAGCAACGGTTCGGCCGCGATCGCGTCGCGGGTGGCCGCAATCATCTGGGCCTCGAGGCGCTGGATCAGGGCGTTCGAGAGCACCTTCGACTCTGGTGCAGGTTTGCCTTCCGCGGCTGCAGTTTTCGCGGCGGTTTTGGCCAGCTCTTTCCGCTCTTCCTTGACGACCTTGGCCGCAGCTTCCTTCTGCTTCGGTTTGACGTAGCCAAAATCGATCGTCAGGAAGCCATCATCGTCAATGCCGACGAAGCAGCCGGCGCTGCCCATCATTTTCGGCGTGTAACTGCGCAGTTCGATAACTCGCTTGAGGCCGTGATAGGCGAGATACGCCTTTTGCTGTGCACCCGTCAGTTCAGCAAAACTGTCGCAGGCATAATATCCGGCGGCGACGTCGTTCTCCGGATTGAATATGGCGTTAAGATCGCCGAGAGCCTTCGTCTCTTCCGGGGTTGGCTCCTCCGTGACCTTCAAGCGGCTATAGTCGTAGCGGGTGTTGCGGACGCTGTCGGACGTAACAGCGAAGCTCCAGCCCGCCTGCACCAGCTTGGCGCACTCCGCCTTCAGCTTCTCGGCCGCCATTGTCTTGACAAGCTTTGGATCGCTCACCTGGTGATCGGTACCGAACAGGTCGCGGGTCACTTTACCGCCGCGCGCCACATAGGCATCGATGCCGATAAACTCGACCAGCGTGCCGCTGTCATCGTTGCCAACCTTGAGCGACTGCTTGACGTCATAATCCTCGATGCCGGCGATCCCGCCGCTTCGTTCCGCGTAGACCGCCAGGATGTCTTCCTGCGCCTTGTGGTCCGGCGCCAGGGTGAACGCCTTGGCGACGTCGGCCTTGATCTCGCCTTTGCGCCAGAGATCCCGGATGGTCGGCGACAGATGGCCCAGCGCCAGCGCCTGCTCGACCTCGCGGTCGCTCATGCCGTACTGGTTGGCGATTTCCTCGACGGTCTTGTCCTGATTGTCGCGCAGCCGGGCGAAGGCTTCGTACTGGTCGACCGGGTGCAGCTGCTTGGCGGTGACGGCCGTGGTCAGCGAATCCTCGAAGGCGCCGGCCTCGTCAACGTCGCGCAACGTGCAGCGGATCGGCTCAGACGAGTCCGCGCCGTGAATCATATGAAATGCGGCAAGCCGCCGGTTGCCGTTGGAGACTGAATAGAACCCCTCTCCGCAGGCCTTCACCACCAGGTTCTCGATCTGGCCGCGGGCGTGGATGTTGGCGGCGAGCTCGGCAATGCCGTCCTGCCGACCGACGACGCGCGCATTGATGCCGGCGCCGTCGTCCTGGCCGAATTTCAGTCGATTAAGCGGGACCTGCAGATCCATGGTCGTCTCCCTTGGTTGTGATTTCAATGAGGAAAGCAGCCGCCCGGCCGAGCGGCGACGCCGGCGAACCGTCCGGGTTGCGTTTCATGGCGTGGGCGATATCAGCCGGCGGGCAGCCATATTGCAGCAGCATCGACATCAGGATCGCGCCGTCGCTGGCCAGGACGTCCGCCGGCGTGTTGACGCGCTGCGCGTTCAGAAACACCTCGGCGATCGGGCCGAGGCGTCCGCGCTCGACACAGACCAGTTCGCGGCCCAATCCGACCTTGTAGCGCTGGCCTTCATGCTCGATCGCAATGACTTCATGCGCGCGACGGTTGGCGAGGCGATGGCGACCGGTCATGCGCCCTCCGGCCAGTGGTATCTGGATAGCTGTTGCTGGCCTGGGCCGACTTGCGGCATGCTGAGACCGTCGCGACCTGAAGGAGACCCTAGCTCCGGGAGGATGCTCGATTGGCACATGTCGAGAAGATCAAGGTCAACGAGGCTGAATTGAAAGTTCTCATCCAGCATCGGCTCGGATCGGCGGCATATCTCACCGTGCACCGGCATGCAGAGCTGGGGTTCACCGTCACCGTTCTTGCCTCCCCATCGAATGCTGTTCGTCTCCAACAAGCCGTCGATGTGATTGTGGAGGTATTGCGAGGAACGCATGAGCTCGTCGACTGATCGGGGCATCATTTGCCCTCCGGCCGCTGAGACTTGTTTAGCTGCTGGAACAGATCCGCCGTTGCCTTGGCCTCGATCGGCGCGGGCTGATCAGCGTCGGATTTCGGCAGCATCCATTTCGCGGGCGCCGGCACGATCGAGGCGTCGGCCGGCTTCCAAAGGAACAGGCCAAGGGCGCCGACCGATGGAACGAATTCGCAGGCCCTCGCATTCTGAAGCACCAAGCCCCACGGCCCGAAGAACCAGCGGCTTTGGCTCGCGCTGACGACGCGGGCAATGTCCACTCGACCAATGATCCCGCCGCGGAGAAGCGCGCCTGGTGGCGGGCAAACGATGCCGATGCCTGCCATGAACTCATAGGCGTCGACGTATTCCTCTTTCGTCATGCCCTTTGCGGCGTGGATTGTGCACGGGCCTACACAATGGCCCATGTTGCGGATTGCAGCCGGCGACCTGTTTTCGATGTCTTTGCCAGCGTGAACGATCGCCCAGGCCCACGGCTGGCGAACGGACAGCGCGAACTCTGGCAGCGCGGCGTGCGACACTGTTTCCGCAGGCGATTGTCGGGTTTCCTCGGTCCGCGTCATTAAAGTTGCTCCGCTAGGCTAGGCAATGTGGTACTATTGTCCGTCGTGATCGCCTGTCGCATAGGAGACTGCTGGTGCCATTGGTGCTTAGTGACGGCCGTATCTTCGCAGAGTCCGAGCGCCAAGTTCATTTGGACCCTCTCACCGATGACCTTTGTTTTTGGGCTGAAACGCCAGCTGGAGAGAGTGTTTTGGTACGTGTTGCTCAGATCCGCGAGGCCGGCATTCATCTCCGAAGCACTTTGACCCAGGCCGAACGAACAGACGCCTGCGCAGAAGCGAGCACGATCTTCGATCTTGAACCGGCGAAAGAAATTCGGCTGATCCTTCCCCTCCCGCCGCTGACAGTCAGATAGCTGCCGCGACGCCGGCACCGGCAGATCGGCCGTTGCCGTGTTCCAGCACTCCGCAATTCGGACGCCGTCCACGAAGACGGAGAACAGGCTGCCGCGAGCGGCGTTCTTGCTCTGCTCCCAATGGATGGATGCCACGCGATCATCTAGGGCAATCGGCGGCTTGCTGCTGGACGTCATTCCGAATTTCGCGTTGTTCGAAAACTCAAATGTCATGCCGCCACCCCGGTGAATTCCAGCTCATCGCCCCAGCTGACCCAGCCCGCCCGGGTGCGGCGCGCCTGCAGCTCGAGGTAATCGCCGGGTGTCAGCCGCTCGATGCGATCGAGCCATTCGTCAGGCTTGCGCGAATGTTCCATCACCGGCGCGACGATCAGCTGGCGCACATCGGCATAGAGCCTCTTCGGATGGCCCTTGGTCGCAAGCCAGCAGTCCTCAGGATTCGCGCGGCTCCAGTAGCCCTGCCCCATCGCAAACGTCGACTTATCCCAGACATTGAGATCACGATCGTCGCTGTTTGTTTTTACCCAGGTGAACGCGGTGGTGACGTGGCGAAGTCCCCAGTGCGCGATGAGATCGAGCGCGTCCTGCGGACACCAGTCGACCATCCACATGTAGAAGGCGCCGTCATCGGCGAGCAGCTCGCCGACAGGCAGATCCTTGATCTTGTCGACCTCTTCGGTCTTGTAGTGGACGTTGGCGCTGCGGCCCTCGCCGGCCGCCGATCGGGTCAGGAATTTCCATTGCGGGTCGGAGCCGATCGAGCCGAACTTGCGGCCCTCGCGGACCATTCTGCCGAGATCCGCGATCGACCCGCCATCGATGGTGCGGGCGGCATGGGCGGCGCGGCGGCTGTCGATCTCGGCGGTCTTGGCGGCGGCCTTGATCGGGTCGATCAGGATGGCGCCGCCGCTCTTAACCTTGTCGCGGGTGGCGGCGACGATCTGCCTGAACTCGGCCTCACTGAGCGCAGCCGCTCGCCTGGACGTGGCCGACAGCTTCTTGTCGACGCCGATCTCTTTCAGCGTGGCGGGCCGGGCTTCGTCGCCGGCAGCCCCTGCGGCCTTGCCGCGTGCACCGTGGGCGCGAAGATCGCCCGCCTTCTCGGCCGCTTCCAGCATCGAGCCTAGCTGCCGCTCACAGTGCAGCTGCAGATCGGCCGCTTCGGCCAGCAGCTCGCGGTCCTCGACCTTCTTGGCGTGCAGCTTGAGGTGATCGATCCAGTCGCGGATCTGCAGCGTCGCCTTGACTGTCTTGGCCTCGGCGATCGCGGCACGGGCCCGATCGTATGCGACCAGCAGGTTCATGCGGTCAGGCGTCCTTCAGCTGGTAGCCGACGCCCTTGACCGCATTCAGATCGAGCCCGATCTTTGCCAGGCTTTTCTTCAGGTCGCCGGTGCAGAGCTGGCGCAAATGATCGATGGCATTCGGCGGCCGGCCCTTGTCCCAGAGATTGCCGATGATGAAGGATTCCGCGACCGGCTGTGGACGCGGGCGGGCGAGTATTTTGACCAGCTTCGCTTCCACATCCGAGACGGCTACTCCCTCGCCATCGAAGGTGATGGTTTCCTCGCCGTCGGTCTGATCTATCGTGATGCCGTTGAGGAAGATTTCGCCCGCGCTCTTGCCCTTTCGGGCAACCCCGGTAGCCGCCGCCTCTTTGTTGGCAGGCATCTTCGCCGGCGCCGGCAGAAGTTTCGGGCCTTCGTCCGGCGGTATATCGAACTCAACGCCGCCGTCGACCAGGCGCGCCTCGATCGGCCGCTGCTTGTGCGGCGTCACGCCGATCGCCGGCACCATGCCGAGATTGAAGAAGAACGCCCCGGTTTTCACCAGCTCGCGCGCGCAAGCGACGCCATCCTTGGCCTTGACGATCCGCAGCTTGCCGGCGTCGTCATCGGTACCGAGCAAGGCGCTCAAGGTGTCCTTAGCTTTGAAGCCGACCTGCGCGACGATATCCTTCCGCAAGGCGACCACCGTCTTGCCGAGTTGCGTGATGGTGATGCCGGCGGAGGCCTTGGCCTTTGCCTTCTCGATAGCGATGCGTTCAAACGCCATTGCTTCCTCCGATGGTTGGGAATCCGTTGTGTTCGACAGGCGATAGGATCGAGCATCCGACGATCGGATTCCATGTTGCCTCAGTCCATTCGATTGCGCTGTTACCAGCCATGAGGCACTCCCCACCAGAAGCGCGCGAACGCGGCCCAGGCGCGGCTGTCGGCGATCGCCTCGATCGCGCGGATGGTCACGAGCGCCACGATCGCAGGCGGCATCAGGGCGACCAGCAGCAGCGCCGCGACCAGGTGCGCCAGGATGCCGTTCGTGATCTGCGCCGGGCTTTTCACGTTCGCGCCTCGCGCTCGAGCTTCAGCGCCAGCCACGCCTCGGTGCGGAGTAGCGGCAACGTCGCGCCGGCCAGCATCAGCCAGGGTGAGGTCTTTTCATGCGGACCGGCCCAGAACCGCTCGATCGAGATCACCATCACCATGGCAGCTGCGGTCACCCGCTCGGCTTCCGCCGGCTGGTTATCGATGCGGCGGATCTCGGCGGCCAGTTCACCAAAGAACGGCGGGAGGGAGGCGAGAAATTGACCCCGCCGGATGATGTCTTCCGCCATCCCGATGAGCGTCAGCAATGATTGATGGGTCGATATCACGAGCGCTGCGCTCCGGTTCGCTTGAGTTCGGTGGCCTCATGGCGCACTAACTCCACCAGCGCGCCCATCACCTGCTGCCAGCGGTCCTGCCGGGTATCGCCCAGTGCGTAGGCCGCGCCCATCATGGAGACGATGAGAAGCCGGACCGGATCGAGGATCGCCTTGGCCTGCGGATCGTCGACCGCCGCCATCACTTCCATCTGTGCCGAGCGCGCGTTGCGGCCGAGCGTGATGATGTCGTGCCGGCCGTCGAGAAAAGCGGTCGCATAGGCGATGATCTTGGCGGCGAGGAAATTCGCGTGTTCGGCCGGCGTGAAATTAGTGTGCACGCTGACCCCTCCATGAGGAGGGACCGGCAGCGGCGGGCCCTTGAGAGGATTTTCCATCCCCGCCGCTGCCCTGCCCCGCTGGCGCGGCACGCCGGGCGGACTGTGTCACCTGGTGAAGATGGTTTGCGCCGCTCGCGTAGTCGGGCGCGTGAAACCGCGGGCGCAGCTGCGCGAGCTGCTCCGCGGTGAAGCCCGGCATTTCGCCGAACGGGGTTGAGAACGGGTCAGCCACCGGAGGGCGCCTTAGGCCGACCCGTATCGCGAACGCGAGACCCACCGCGAGCGCAACGAGGAGATAGTAAACCGCGGCCTTTTCCATCAGCGCGTCCTCGCTTCCAGCAGCCGCTGCTCGCGACGATCAAGGTCGCGCTTCATGCGGAGCTGATCGCGCTTGAGCTGGGCGATGTCGGCGAGATCCTCGATCTCGTCAAACCAGGGCTGGCCGGCTTCGATCATGATCGCCCGCAGCACTTCCAGGCCATGGCTTGAGCGCAGCAGCGCCAGCACCAGGTCGAGGTTTTCGGGGCGATGGCCGGAGAGCATTTTCTCGCATGTGGACAACGCCAGTCCGGTCGAGATGTGCAGCTCCCAAGCGGCTTTCTTGGCCGGCAGGATGTTCTTCACCACCTGCATCAGGGAAGAAATCTGATTCCGGTTTGTGCAATTCGACTTCCGGTTCCGGAAACGCCCGTTTTTGCCTGTTCCGCGCGCGGGCTTTACCGTCTTGGTCATGTTCCAGTCCCCTGCGTTTCTTCGCCGTGCGCTTGCAAAATCGCTGCGATCTCCCGCTGAAGGATCATCCGGCCCGGCCCACGGCTCGGCGGACCTTCGGTTTCCCAACGGCTATAGGTGCTCTGGTCGACACCGAACCGGGCGCCAAATACCGTTTGGCTTTCCCCGGTCAGCTCGCGCGCTTTACGAATCAGTTGTGCGTCCATGACGCGACTATGCGCAACGCATAGTAATGGTCAATGCCTAACGCATACTATCCCTATGCATTTTGCATTGATGACGGAGCCCCATGAAAGATTGCAAAAAGCCCGCGCCGAGGCCGGGTTTGCCGATGCTACAGCCGCAGCCGACGCGATGGGCGTTCGCAAGCCGACCTATTATGGTCATGAAAACGGCACCCGAGGCCTGGCGCGCGCCGCCGAACGCTACGCCAATTTTTTCCACGTCTCGCTGGACTGGCTATTGACTGGGAAAGGCGCACCACGCCGGCCGAAAACACCGGCTGAAGGCCAATCTCAAGCCACCGTTCCCCTCGTCGGCTATGTCGGCGCCGGATCGGAGACGCACTTCTTTGCTAATGATCAACCGATCGACGACGTGCCGGCGCCATCCGGCTCGACCAGTTCGACGGTTGCGGTCGAGATCCGCGGCGAAAGCCTCGGCACCTTCTTCGATCGCTGGCTGGTGTTCTATGACGACGTGCGACGTCCGGTCGACAACAGCCTAGTCAACAAGCTTTGCGTGGTCGGGCTGGAAGACGGCCGCATCCTGATCAAGAAGGTGCAGAGATCGAAGGCGCGCGGCCTTTTCCATCTGTTGTCGCAGACCGAACCCCCAATCCTCGATGTTGAGATCGCTTGGGCGGCGCGGGTCAAGAATATGGTCCCACGCTAGCCATTTCGCATAGAGTATTCGTTACGCGTTGACTTAACTATGCATTACGAATAGACATGTTTCCCGTGAAACACGGGAGACCCGCCTTGCCCCGCCGCACCAACACCCCCGATCTAAGCCCGAAAGAATTCAAGGACGCCCTGGTCGACCACGGCTTCGCGTATCTAACGCCGATCGGCCGCTACATCGACATCCGTCACCGCAGCACGCCCGGCCGCTACCTCGGCCCCGTGAAGGATGGTCGCAGCCGGATCCTGCGCCGCCAGACGCTGGCCGCCCTGCTCGCCGCGCGCGCCGAGGTCGAAGCCGCGCAGGCACTGATCCGCGCCACCAACGCGAAGCGCCAGGCAATCGCCGCGAGGATCGCCCCTCGCGTGCTGCCGCCCTGCCGTGCCGACCTCACCGGCACCGCCGCGATCGCCCAGCTCGCCGACGATTTCCTCAACCGCTTCGCGTCAGCCGGCCACGTCCAGTTTCTCGACCTGATCCAGATGGGCTGGTCTGCCAGCCAGTTGAGAGCGCACGCCGATGATGCCCGCGCGGTCGCCGACCGCAAGGCGGTGCCTGCATGATCGCGCTCCGTCGCTCCACCAACACCATGGTCGCCGCGATGGCCGCTGACCTTCGCCGCCTCGGCGTCATCGACAACGAACGCAATGCCATCCGCGCGCTCACCGCCGCCGGTTATCGGATGGGCGACGTTGTCGTGCTGGCCGAGGACGCGTTGTTTGCCGCTCGGCAGGAAATCGTCACGACAACGATGGCGCAGCGCTAATGCCGCCGCAGGCCTACGACTACAAATTTCTTCGCCTGCTCAAACTCAGCCCCTTTGAGCGGCGCCCGCGCGGCGGCTGGCGGTTCGGCACCAAATGCATCGATGAGCGCATTGTGGATCGCCTGATCGCCAGCGGCAGAGCCGGGATCAAGGACGACCAGGTGCAGCTGGTTGAGGTGGAGTCAGCCGAATGAGCCGGCCGGCGCGGGACAAGTTCGCCAGGGCGAAGGCCCGGCCGGATCCGGCCCAGTGGGGCGACAACGAGCCGATGACCCTGATCGAGGCGGTTTCGGTGTTTTTCCCGCATGGACCGCTCACTTTGTGCTCATTGCGCACCGCGATCGGCAACGGACAGCTTGAATTCGCCCGCGTGGCGGGCAAGGATTTGACCACTCCCGCCGCGATCAGGAAATTGACAAGACCATGCCGGGCCGCAAACCCAAACCGCCCCGCCTCTGGTACCGGCCCGACGCCGGCGTCTGGATCATTTTCGACCGAAAACGGCAAGTCAGCACAGGCTGCGGCCGCGCAGACACTGAAGGCGCAGCGAAGGCGCTCGAAAACTATCTCGCGGAGCGTCACGTCCCCGCAGCCGGGGCGACCGATCCTCGTGTCATCGCGATAGCCGACGTTCTCACCGGCTACGCCGCACAGAAGAAACCCGCCGCCAACGACACGCGCGCCGCCGTGCAGCACGATTTGCTGATGATCCGGCTGCTCGATCTCAATGCATTCTTCGGCGACCGCAAGGTGGCCGAACTGAAGGCGCAGCTGTGCCGCGACTTCGTCGACTGGTGCACCGGCACGCCAAACGCAAACAACGACAGGGCCGGCGTCAGCCCGCGCGACCGCATCGTCTCGGACCAGACCGCGCGCCGCCGGCTGGAGGATCTGCGCGCCGCGATCAACGCCTACCACGGCGAGCACACGCTCAACGCCGTGCCGAAGATCACGCTGCCGCAGAAGGCCGACGGCCGCCAGCGCTGGCTGACGCGCAACGAGGCCGCGCGGCTGCTCGGCGCCGCTATCGGTTACGTCTGGGATGCGAAGCGGAAGCGCTGGAAGCGCGAGAACGGAAAGCTGGTGCGGCGCGAGCGCTGGATCATCCGCCGGCGCCACGCGGCCGCGCGCTTCATCCTGGTTGGCCTCTACAGCGCAAGGCGCGAGGAGACGATCCGCCGGACGCAATGGCTGCCGACCGTGACGCATCCCTGGATGAATCTCGACGCGATGATTTATCAGGGCCGCGGCGCCGCCGAAGCGCGCACCAAGAAGCGCCGGCCGCCTGCGCGCATCGCCAACCGGCTGCAGCCGCACCTGAAGCGCTGGCGCGCGATCGACGAACGCCGCTCGGCCAAGCTGCGCGCCGCCGGCATCTTGGCCGACGACCAGGAAATCCGCTTCGTCGTCAATCGCGCGCACGACGGCCAGCCCCTCGCCGGCAAGATCCGTTCAGCCTGGGAAGGGATTCTGGATGATGCCGGCCTTGGCGACGACGTTGTGCGCCACTCGCTGCGCCACACCGCGGCGACCTGGTTGATGCAGAAGGGCACCGACCACTGGCAGGCCGCCGGCTGGCTCGGCATGACGCTCGAGCAGCTCGAAAACAACTATGGCCACCATCACCCGGATTTCCAGGGCGAGGTGGCCACGGCGTTCAGCGGGAAGAGATAGAATGTTGACGCTATGACGCTTATCGTAGCGGGTACCGATGCAGGCTCCGCGTGGATGGTCTCGGACTCATTGGTTACCGGTGGAGACATCTCGCTACGTGATCGGCAATATCAGATCAAAACCCTCCCCTCGAACGATGCCAAGGCCTTGATCGGGTTCGCCGGTGATGTTCACCACGGAACACGACTGATGGAGCTAGCGGCAAAGATGCCGAGCGGCGAAAACGCCGTGCACATGCTGGCCGCAGCGCAACACGCACATCCAAGTGTAGATTTTCTGTACTTGTTCTTGGACCAAAAATTACCCCGGCTCTTCAGGATTTCGAACGGCGCTCATGACGAAGTGCGAGTGGCTTACATCGGGCAGCAATCTGCGTTTGAGGATTTCCAGCAAATTCGGCACACAGCTGAAATAGAGCCCATTCCCAAATCTTTGGAGACGTTTTTCTTCGGAAGCCGAGCTCCGAGTCAAATCTCCAGTCAAATTAGTACGGTTACATTATCGATGCTGCGCCTGTTCATGCAACGCACGGAACGCGACGTGGGAGGATGGGCAGTACCGTATGCACTTGTCGCGGAGGGGGCGTACATGTGCGGATACTGCTATTCGGTATCTGATCCAATTTTCGATAGTATCGCACCCGGATCGGTCGTTCCACATGGGTCGGCTGAGGCTGGCGGTTATGGTCTGTCGGTCACGGAACTTGGCGACAGGGAAGGAATGACAATTTATTGGCGACAGTTGCCAGGCGGCCTTGTGCTGACCCGACAATCCGGTGGTTACGCGACACTTGATATCTCAGGAACTCCATCTGAATTTAAGAGCAGAGCAAATGTTGCTCTCGGCAAATCGGTCGACGTTATCTTTGGCGATGTACCTCTCGGGCGGCCCGACAGCCTAACAATCGTACACGACGACGATGGCAAGCCATCTACGGCAATCGCCACGCACGGACAAGCCTTCACAATATCAATCCTAAACGTTGAGACGGTTTTTAGATCGAAGTCCCGTTTGGATTCTATAGGAAAAGGCCCGCGATCGATGACAATACAAAACCTCACCCTAACTCTAGTCGAAGATAAGAGCCATGTTCTCCTAAAAATGATTGAAGACGGAACAGTGGTCGGACAATCGACCCTCAGTGCGTCGGAAATCGACAATGTAATTTCGGGACTGAGTGAGCTTCGGGCATCTTTATCTGACCCCGTAAGCGCCGAACCGGTACCCGGTCCCGGAGCCCGTGAATTCATCGTGGTTGATCCGCTATGGAGAACTAGCCGCTCGCCACATGCGGATATAGACGGCGTCCTTTTGCGCCTTCGGCACGTTGGCCTCGGGTGGCTAGCCTTTATCCTGCCACGAAACGAAGCTTCTGATTTAGGCAAATCACTGACCGACAACACCAAGCCTGATTTATAATTATTATTTGCGGACTGTCTGCGTCGCGCATACGAATTCAGCGGGAAGCGACAGGGCAACCTTTATTGCCCATCAAACGTCTCTACCTTGCAATGCACCGAATCTCTTCAGAAGCGCATTAGTAGTCGCTTCTGTTCGAATGTTGTCGCGTACAAACTCATCGCCGACTGTTTCGTAAACGATGACGGCGGCATCTGATGCAATGCCTTCCAAAAGGTTTTGATCCCAAAGCGATTCGCGCATTTGTTCGCAGCGCCTTTCCATTTCACGCGACCCCATCTGCGGCAACGGCTTAGGGTCCAGCAGAAACCGCATTGTCATTAGTATATGGTATCTGGCGGCCTTATATTCATTGCTAAACCTGTTCCTGAGCAGGAAATCCAAACGGTAAGCAGCATATGCGGCGATATAGTACGGCTCTAGGCGATGTCCCCTGGCAAAGATTTCTTTGCCGACTTTTTCTCTGATGCCCTTGTAATTCCTGGTGACTCTCGTCGGCTCGTTCAAAAACATTGCACCGAACGCGCGTATCAGAGATTGAGGCGTCACGATCTTGGATTTAGGCACCTCCGTCGGATAGCGGTCATACTGACCTTCGCGACGTTCATAGAAAAGCCGATTAGGGTCCGCGACAGACTTGAAGTGAAGCTCCAGTTGCCGAGAAAAATCGGTTAGAGCGTAAAGCTGCTCGGTCGTAAGTTCGGTCTGCCGATTGGTAGCCTTAACTATCGCTTCCTTTACGTCGTCATCTTGCGTTTCGATTAACCGCAGCGGCACAGAGACCTTGCTTAGGTCTTGCGCACGCTGATTGAAAATCACATGGCTTGTCTGGCACCCGTTGACGATTTGAAAGTCTTCAATTGTCAGCCTGCTGCCGACGCCGCCGATCTTGCGCGTGAGGATCGTAACGCCGTTGTTCATTAGAACGAATCTTTCGGACGCCCCAGATTCAAGCGTCTCTCTCATTTCTCGATTGACATGATTGTAGTCCTGCCAGTCCCTAACGTTGTCATCAAAAATACTGCCAAGAATGTCGTCCCCGCTATCATCCGAGATGATTTTCAAAAATTCAGCGGCGGGGACAAATCCGATATAGGATTGCACTACTCCGTTAACGCTCGGCAGTTCGCGGCGCTCCCTGAATTCGAATTCGCGCACCACGGCGGTTTTTGTTTGGTTGTATAGCTTGTGAAGGTCGTTTGCGCCGTAACACAGAAAGTCCACAGCGCTAAAAAGCTGAGTTGCATCTAGCGCGGCTTTTGCGCCATTGATACGAGCAACATTGTTTGTGTCAGCTTGCCATGTGCCGCTTGTTGCAAAATACAGGCGGCACGTTGGCTTTATTCTAATAAGGCTGCCACGCTCCAAGATTGCGCCCCAAATTTCGGCCGCCGCTTTGACCTGATCGTTTCTTACGAGCGTCGGGCCGTCCTTGAAGAAATCTTCGACGCCGAATCCGAAACTGCCGATCTTACTACTGTCAAAGTGCTCGCCCCTGTCTGCTTGGGTGAATACGAAATTGACTTCCAGCGAACCATTTCGTTCCGCCAACTCTTCGATTGAGTCTTTGTCAGTCACCAATGCGCCGTTAACGACAATGGCGATGGAATCAATCGACGTGTCCCCGCCGTTGCCGACGACGATATCATCAGTATCGAAGGCGCGGGCATGATGACGCCGCAT